ATATACCGGTTTTGCGCAGATGGACCCGATCCGAAAACGACTTTGTTTTGAAGGGGTGGGGGTCTGAAATGGTCGGGCTCTTGCGGATTTTTTGCCTTTTTCCCTCCTGCTCCTGCGCCCTGCTCCTGCTCCCTGTCTTGCGTCCGCTCCTCCTCCCCTCCGGTCCTCCGGTTACCGGTCACCGGCTGCCGGTCCTCCTCCGGTTGCGCCCCTCCTCCCCTCCGCCCTGTGTCTTCAAAGACACTAAAAAGAATTAAGAGAAGACGAGAGGAGCGAGGCTACCTCCCCTCCCCTGTCTGAATGTGCAAACAATTGACAGGGATTGAACACAGGTTAAACATCTGAAAAACAGAACGTGGAAAACGTGTGAAAAATAATTTTGAAAAAAAGTAAATAAAATTTGGAATGAACGAGAATTGAACTATATTTGATAAAATTTTATACACACTATGAGCAATCTACTACGAATCGAGGCTGACTTTCTCCGCAGGTCGGAGGTCGCTTCAGCCCTGCGCTTGCAGGAGGTGCGCACGATACAGCGCACCATCACCAACGCAAAGAAGAAAAAATTTGAGCAATCTCTCGCCCTGTCTCAGCACGTAAGCGCAGCGTTCACGTGGTTCAAGTCTGACGAGGGTCAGGCAAAGTTCAGGGAGGAGGGCATCTCGTGGACGGCTGAAGACTTTGGGCTCAAGGTCTTCGGATGGCAAAAGTCATTTTTTTACAAGATGGTCAAGGTCGCTGCTGTACCTGCTGAGGTAGTCGAGCGCTACAGCGCACAGGCTGACGAGAGTGGCGAAGATGCTCAGCGCTCAGTCGAGGAGCTCCTCAGTTTTGCAAGGGCTGCGGAAAGTGGCACAGATGGCGGTGGAGAAGATGCTCAGCCACGTGCTGAGGTAGTGCTCAGCCTGTCGTTCAATCATCCTGACGGAAAGGTCACCCTGAAAATTGATGATGCAGGGCAGGTGAAAATCAAAGGGGCTGAGAGTCTCGAGCAGGTGCGCAACGTATTAAACCAATTTCTAAACCAATTCTAAACCATACACACTATGCAAACAGGTATCATCTACAGAAACACAGGAGAGCGTTCACGTGGTCAGATAGCGCACTATCACGGAAAGCCATCACCCCTGCATCACGGCAAGACTCCGCACAGGGCTGACATCGCAGGGCTCAAGAAAGCCGAACAGCGCAACGTGCTGCATTTTGACGGCAGCGAGTACAGCAGCAGGTTCACCATCGGCTTCGAGATTGAGAAAAACAGCCTACACAGGGCAGCGGTGAAAGAGTATCCGCTCCTGTGCGGTTTCGAGCGTGACGGCTCGTGCGGTTACGAGGCGGTGACCCACATTTTGCCCCTCCTCCCTGCAGGTCAGTGGCGCAACAAGGTCTTCGACCTGTTCGTACAGGCTGAGAAGATTATTGATGACAGGTACAGCCCCTCAGACAAAAAATGTGGCGGTCACATCACAGTGGCTGTGCAAGGGCTGACAGGTGACGAGCTCAGGGAGAAAATCCGCAAGAACTGCGGTATCATCCTCGCCCTGTTCCGTAAGCGGCTCGATAACAGCTACTGCAATCACAACAGGAGGCTGCAGGGTAACAATGAGAGCAGCCACGCAGGTGGGTGGCATCACAAGTATCAGACAGCCCTCGTAAAGGGCAACACGCTTGAGTTTCGCCTCCCCTCACGTGTCGAGAGTGTCAAGCAAATGATTCGCAGGTACGAGCTGTTTTACGAGGTGGTGAACTTTTCAATCAACAGCCCGAGCGGTAGCCACGATGCACTGCTCAAGCGCATCGACCCCATCATCCTGTCAATGTACAACGGAGACAGGGCTAAGGCTGACGAGGTGCTGCGCCTATCAAAGCATTTCCGCAAGTACATCATCACAGGGGAGAGACATCAGGACATCATCCCCTTTGTCTGAGGGGAGAGGGGCGGTGTCTTCAAAGACACTGCTCCTGCTGTCTCAGCGTGTGTGCGCTGACTGACGAGCTCCAAAGAGCGAAACAGCAAACCATAAAAATCTAAACACAATGACAAAGCAAACCATCCTCACCATCATCCTTGCCATCATCCCATCTTATCTGTCGCTGTTCTGTTCAGCGCAGGGGGCAACCATCCTGCTGTGCGCAACCACAATGATCGGGATTATCATCACAGGTGCGCTCAGTGACGAGCACAAACTGACGGACAAACTTCGCTTAGCGTGGATACTGCACTTGCTTAGTGTGTGCGGTGCGGTAGCCTTTCACAATATCGCAGGTTAACTGACGAGCTGTGAATCAGCGAAACGGGAGCTCGCTCCCGTCTTAACCAAATTGTAAGCACTATGCGCAAAATCACAGAGCAAATCGTGCGCTCTTTCCTGAGAGGAGAGAATCGCACCATCGGCAACAGCCGGAGCGAGAACGGGTCGCTGTTCCTGTTCGACAATCGTATCGCTGAGTACAGAGGCAGCGAGTTATGGATAACCAACGCAGGGTGGACAAGCAATACCACAAAGGAGCGGCTCAACGCCCTTCCCGGGGTTCGCATCCATCAGCGCAGAGGCGAGTGGTATCTGAACGACATTGCGTGGGATGGTGGATGGGTTCACGTGGGGTCGTACACAGGCAGCGTGGATGAGGAGGTGGAATTTGATATGACAAGCAGGTGGATGGACGCAGGGTACAGCAGACCAAATTATGCGGTGTTCCATACCCATAACGAAGCGGAGCTGAGCCAAATCGAGTTCATCCTGAACGAGGCAGGGATACCAAATCGCAGACACGAGACAGACACAGATGGTCGGTGGCTGCCCAACCACTTCATCGTGGTGCTGCCTCAAGATATTGACAATTCAGTCGCATTAATCACTAAAAATCTATACCAATGATTAGAATCATCCGAGAGGCACGTATTGAGCATTGCACTGAGTACTCTCTCAACTTCGACACAGACAGAAACGGAGGCTATGCCTTCGACTGCAATCACAAAGGCGAGGTGTTTGATATATCACCCGAGGGTCAGCGCAACTATGAGCGCTGCCTGAGCGGTGAGGTCAAGACTATTCGCCCCCCATACATCAGAGAGCGCAACTACACAAAGCATACCTATGCGGTAGGTGAGTGCTACTGCGGTGCGCCTGTAGAGCTACAGCCCGACAGCGAAGGGCTGTGCTATTGTCACTGCGGACAGGGCTATAACACAGCAGGACAGAGCATACGCCCACGCTCAGAGTGGGAGGAGAGATATGAGGATGACTATTAATAAACCAAACCAAAGCAATATGGAGCGTGAGTTTTTATACAAAGTTTTCTATGGTAAGGTGCTCGTCAAAACTATAGTCGCCCACACAAGGTGGGAGGCAATTGAGTTAGTCTATAGCAGACTGATTGGCGAGTATCCTCACCTCATTCGGAGTCAGTTTAAGGCAAAAAGAATTTGATATGTTCAGAAATTGTCGTATCTTTGTCTATCTTTAGTTCATTAATCGGGTTCTGTGTCTTCAAAGACACTGCCCACAAACCTAAACACTATGTGCGTAATCATTATCAAGCAACAGGGTCAGCGCCTACCCAAAGAGGTCGCAAAGACATCAGGCAGGGTCAATCCTCACGGACTCGGGGTCATTTGGATGGACACGTTTGAGATAACTTATCACAAGTCGAAAGACTACAAGGTGCTCGACACAGAGCGCCCTTTCATTGCCCACTTCAGGTACGCCACAGTGGGTGCAATCGGCATCGAGAACACGCACCCATTCCCCTGCGGTGCAAACAAAAATGAGTGGCTGATGATGAACGGCACAATCTATGGTAAGGGCAACAAGACTGAGTGTGACACGAAGGTGCTCGCTCGGGAGCTCGGCAACAAGCCACGCCACACGTGGAAGAAAGAGCTCGAGCAATACCCCTGCAGGTTCGTATCAGTCAACGTGCGTAATCGCAGCTACCAAATCTATAACAAAGAGCTGTGGGTTCAGAGGGATGGTATATGGTACAGCAAAGCCAACGTGCTCGAGGAGCATCTCGTGGCTGTCTATGGGACGCTCAAGAAGGGTCACGGCAACTACTATCATCACCTGACTGAGAGCAAGTTCATCGGCAAGGGTGTAACCAAAGACAAGTATCCGCTCATCGTAGAGGGGCTGCCATATTTAATCGAGGAGAAGGGCAAGGGCTACAATGTAGAGGTCGAGGTGTTCAAGGTTGACGATGACACGTTCAAAGACCTTGATGCGCTTGAGGGGCATCCAAATTGGTATCAGCGTAAGCAGATACCTGTCAAGCTAAAGGATGGCAAGGTTCTCACCTGTTGGGTGTACTTCAATCCGACCAAGACAAGCAAAGGTCGCAAGATGCACAAGTCGTACACAGGTCAGAGCTACCGGCAAGAGCCTGCGAAATCGTGGCAGCCTGCGTTCACATTTTGGGAGCCACAGCGCACAATTGACGAGCCGATAGTTGACGAGCTGCAGCTACCTGACGACCAAGAGTTCACCGTAGCTGAGGAGTGCCCTGTCTGTATCAATTGTTTCAACGACCTTGAGCACGACTTCTATGGCAACTACTACTGCAAAGCCTGTGGTGAGTGGTTCAGTGAGAATGAAATCATTAAATTCGGATGCGCAAACTAAATACTATGGCACACATAATAATCCAAGAACAAGAAAACAGAATGGTGAGAATCGACATCGAAGGAGAAGAGAAAGTACTTGCGTCTATCATAGCTTCGGCTATAATGAAAGACCCACACTTCGGTATCCTCGTGCTGTCGGCACTTGCTGTAATCGCTGAAGAGCAAACTAAATTCCCTGACATAAACCCAAATTAAAAGCTATGACACAGCCAATGGACGAACAAGAAAGACTGATGCTAATTCAGCATCTTATTGACAGACTTCTTTACCTTGAGGAAGAAAAGCGAAAGGAGTTCTTATCTTATCTCGATGCACTATACTGCGTGTATCCTATACCAAGAGAAATCAAATATGGTAAGGACGCTTTCATCGGTGCTGATAATTGTGACGAAAATTTTTAAGCTATGGAAAGACAATTACTTGAAGACATCTTTGTTACTGCCCTCGAAGGGGGCAGTAACTATTGGTATCACATCACCGCTGAGACCAATCAGAAAATCAGAAAGGCTGTGCCACGTAGTGAAGACCCTTACTTAGCAACAGCTATGCTCACCGCAATTCTTGATCACGGAGTGAGCGTAGAGATACACGATGCTGAGAATCCCGACGAGGTTCTCGGGGTGCTGAGCTACGAGAGAATCAAAGAGCAGCTCGAAGACATCGACAGACACCTTGACTACAGATGGGCGCTTGAGGCGCACCAAGATGAGGTCGGAGATGCAGAGAGCGCAGACATCGTATTCCAATACCTTGTAATGGGAGACGTATGGTTCTCGTAACAGCCAAGTGGATACGCTGCATAGCGTGCAGACGTATGTTCACACAGACAATCTACAAGAGAAAGAAAAGTAAACCTGAGTGTCCACATTGTAAAAAGATTAATGATGATAGTTCAAACCATACACGAAATCCTAAATCCGTTTGACGTGGAGACACCGCTCGGTACGGGCACAGCTCTGTTTCTGATAGCAGGTTCTATTCATTCCAATCCTCAGTTCATCGTACGACTTTACAATAGTGGAGCTGTACGGACTATTGACCAAACCGAAATCACTATCTACGGTAATCCAATGGACGGGCGTGGATGGGATATTAAATCAACCAATATATGAAACAGAGAATCAAACTACTCGGGGAGCTTCTTTACTTCTTCTTTATCGCAACACCGGTATTCCTGCTGACCATAACAGCAATATACGTGGGGTTCTTTTTCTACGATACCTATAACCTGATAAAAAAAATTAGGAAATAGAAAAGTTTTATACTAATTTTGTACCAAATCTAATCAAATTAACAATGAAAAAAGAAACATTTATCAACAGCGGTCGCATCACAGACCTCAAGACATTCCTCAATTTAAGACCCAATGAAGCCCTGCAATTTGACTGCACAGATGTTGTGCTGTACGAGGATGGGCACTACATTCAGGTACTCAAGACCGGTCACTTCTTCTATGACGGTTTTGCTGACAAGAAATTGGATAATGTAGAAGAATTTATGTGGAAAAAAATTGACATTAATTAAACAAATTAACTTATCTTAGCAGACCTAAATCAAATCAAATGAAAAGTGACATCTTCTATCAGTACGTGGAGAGAATCACAGAGCTGTTCAGAATACAAAAAGAAGAGCTGTTCTCCAAATCAAAACGCAGAGACCTTGTCGATGCGAGATACTTGCTTTACTACCTATGCTACAAACGCCCGATGAGCCTGAGCTATATCCAAAAGTATATGAGCGAGAACGGCTACTTCATCCGGCACTCTTCAGTTATCTACGGTATCAACACCGTAATCGAAAGAGTGAAAGAGGACAGCGACTATATGCAAGTCGTTAAGGACATCGAGAAGGCTGTATTCATTTAACCAACACACATACCTAAAACTATGGCAAACGAAAACAAATCCGTTTACGGTACGCTGTCGTCCATAAGCGTCAAGGACAAGATCGAAAGGAAAGGCAACCTCGACTACCTGTCGTGGGCAAATGCTTGGTCAATGCTCAAGTCAAACTATCCTGATGCGCAGCGCATCGTGTACGAGAACTCAGATGGGATGAACTACTTTACAGATGGCACGAGCTGTTGGGTAAAGGTCGGCATCGTAGTGGGAGGCATCGAGCACATCGACTACCTGCCCATTATGGACTTCAAGAACAATTCAATTCCTCTCGCAAAGCTCACGTCAACTGACGTAACCAAAGCAATTCAGCGAAGCACAGCCAAAGCAATCGCAATGCACGGACTCGGACTTTCTTTGTGGACGGGTGAAGACCTGCCTGAGATGGTGACTGAGTCTCCAAAGAAAGCTGCTGCTGAGAAATCCTCAGCTCCTGCTGTAGGCGCTGAGTTAATCGAACTCAAGAAGGGCACAGCCAATTGGGATGCGGTGGTGAAATATGTTGAGGCGAACAAGAAGCTCGGCATCGAGGCAATTGGGAAGCAGCTCATCCGCAAGTACAAAATTTCTCCTGCACTTAAAAAAGAAATCGCTGAACTATGCAAGTAATCAACCAACTAAGAGACGACCACGAGTACTATCGTGGCGTGGGTAAAAACTACTTATCCAACTCAGACATCGGGGCGCTACTCACCAACCCTAAAGCGTTTCGTCAAGACAGAGAAGACAACAAGAGCTTTGCCGAAGGCAGGCTCTTTCATCAGCTCCTTCTTGAGCCTGAGAAGGTGGACAAGGTGACGAGCGTTGACGTGAGCAGTCGCAACACCAAAGAGTATAAGAAATTCGTTGAAGAGAATGGGCTTGACTTTGCACTACTGACCAAGGAGGTGGAGGAAGTCCACAACCTTGTGGCTGTAATCAAATCGAACATTGCTTTCTACGATGACATCTATGCTGATGGTAACGTGTACGAGGAGCCGGCAATCGGTACAATCAAAGGCGTGGAATGGAAGGGAAAGGCTGACATCGTAACGGCTGACTGCATCATCGACCTGAAGACTACGAGCGACATCAATAAGTTTAAGTGGAGCGCCAAGGCGTATCACTACGACTCTCAGTGCTACATCTATCAGCAGTTATTCGGTAAGCCTCTTGTCTTCTACGCAATCGACAAGGAGACAGCGCAGCTCGGAATCTTTAGACCCACTGAGAACTTCATCAGAGGTGGCGAACTCAAAGTTGATCGGGCTATCGAGGTCTATCACAAGTACTTCGGACCGAACGCAACCGAGGATATTGACAACCATTATATTGACGAAACATTAGATTAAACCCTACAATTATGTCTGAACAGCAACAAGAAAGAATCTTTGCCGATGGTTTTATCATCAAGCGCAGAGACAATGCACCTGAATTTGTAATCGCAAACATCAGTGTAAAAGTGGACGAGGCTATTGCCTTTCTCCGCAAGTACGAGAAGAACGGATGGGTAAACCTAAACGCTAAGACCGGAAGGTCAGGTAATCCCTACATCGAGCTCGACACCTTCGAGCCAAAGGGTAAGGGTAGTGCTAAGCCAAAAGCAGCAGCACCTGAGCCTGCCTCTGAGCCGGAGGAAGATGGAGACCTACCCTTCTAAACCAAACTAAAGAGGGGGTATCAGCCCCCTCTTTTTTTCTCTAAGCTGTGTCAATTTAAGTCTCCCTCTATTCTCTATATATATCTCTATATATATATATTATTCTATAGAATACAGGTCAAAAAAAATATTAACATAATCGACATCGGCTTCAGAGTCAGCAAGTTACACGACATTTTTTCGACACAACCTTAACATTTATGACATCACAAGTAACCATATTCCAAAACATCAAAGAGACAAGCACTCCCTTTCACAGGGAGGTGGGTGTAATCCTTGAGCGTATCAAGGATGGCGCAACCAAGGAGCTCGTCAAGAAGATACGTGCAGAGAAGCGCAAGGCTGAGCGTAATGAGCTGAAGAAGCAACTGCCTGCCATCTGTTTCAGTGGTACGTTTAACAAGCGTGCAGACACAGCCCTGATTGAACATAGCGGTCTCATCTGTCTTGACTTCGATGGGTACGACAAGCAGAAGGTATTACTCAACGACAAGGAGACCCTGAGCAAGAACAAGTATGTCTATTCTGTGTTCATTTCTCCGTCCGGCAATGGGCTGAAGGTACTCGTTAAGATACCTGCCGATGCAGAGAACCATCAGAATTACTTTAATAGCTTAGAAAAGTACTTTAATTCCCCTTATTTCGACAAGACGAGTAAGAACATCAGCCGAGTGTGTTACGAGTCCTATGACCCTCTAATCCACGTAAACGAGAACTCATCGGTATGGGATACCATCGAAGAGCCTGAGTACACGGAGGTGAACAAGCTACGGGACACGGCAACCATCCCGATCACGGACGAGAATAAGATAGTGGAGATACTCGTCAAGTGGTGGCAGAAGAAGTACCCGATGACCGAGGGACAGCGTAATCAGAACTGCTACGTCCTTGCGATGGCGTTCAATGACTTCGGTATCAACAAGAGTCTTGCCGGATACGTACTAAACCAATACTCAACGGCTGACTTCCCACTCAAAGAGATTCAACGAACGATAGATTCGGCTTATCAGAATACAGCCAACTTCGGGACCAAGTACTACGAGGATGAGGAGAGAGTAAACCAAATCAAAGCAAAGCTAAGGCGTGGTGTCTCAAAAAAAGAGGTGCGCCTCCAACTGCAGGACTCCAATTTGGATGGCGACACGATCGAAGCGGTGCTTGCAAAGGTCGAGGAGGAGAACGCCAAGCAGACCTTTTGGACAAAGAACGACAAGGGGGTCATTAAGATAGTACATATTCTCTTTAAGCAATTCCTCGAGGACTCAGGCTTCTACAAGTACTGCCCCGAGGGTGGGAAGAACTACGTGTTCGTGAAGGTGACCAATAACCTAATCGACCACACATCAGAGAAGGAGATAAAAGACTTTATACTTAACCACTTGCTTGAGCTTGACGACATAATGGTGTATAACTATTTCGCTGATAACACACGCTTCTTTAAGGAAGAGTTCTTGTCAATGCTATCTACTATTGACATCTACTTTATTGAGGATACCAAGGAGGCAGCGTATTTATACTACAAGAACTGTGCAGTGAAGATAACAAGCGAAGGCATCACATCAATTGACTACCTTGACTTAGGCGGTTACGTTTGGAAAGACCACGTCATTGATCGGAACTTCAGTATGTGTAAGGTCACATCAAGGTGTGACTACCGGCAGTTCATCCGCAACATCTGCGGTAATGATGACAGCAGGGTGTCATCAATGGAGAGTACAATTGGATTCCTGCTGCACGGATACAAGAACCTCAGCTTCTGCCCTGCGGTCATCCTGAATGATGAGGTCATCAGCGACAACCCCGAGGGTGGAACAGGGAAGGGATTATTTATGAACGCCCTCAGCAATATGAAGAAGGTGGTAACGATAGATGGTAAGAGCTTCACCTTTGAGCGGAGCTTCGCCTATCAATTGGTGTCTGCCGACACACAGATACTCGTGTTCGATGACGTGAAGAAACACTTTGACTTCGAGCGTCTGTTCAGTGTGGTAACAGAAGGACTAACGCTTGAGAAGAAGAACAAGGATGCGATTAAGATTCCGTTCAGTAAGTCACCAAAGATTGCCATCACTACCAACTACGCCATCAAGGGTAGCGGTAATTCATTTGCTCGTAGGAAGTGGGAGCTTGAGCTGCACCAATACTACTCCAAGGCGTACACGCCACTCGATGAGTTTGGTAAGCTGATGTTCGGGGATTGGAACGATGATGATTGGTGTGAGTTTGACAACTATATGATCGGGTGCTTGAAGAGCTATCTTGATACAGGACTTGTGAAGAGTAAGTTCGTCAACCTTAAGATTCGTCAGCTATCAGCAGAGACAGCACACGACTTCATCGAATGGTGCGGTCTTGTCGATGGGCAGCAGCGTAACACTGCGCTTGAGGTAGGTGTAAGACTATACAAGAATGACCTGTACCACGACTTCATTAACGAGTATCCTGACTACGGACCGAAGGCTAAGATGACCATCAGCAGAACCAAGTTCTATAAGTGGCTCGTGTCTTATGCTTTGTACAAGGAAGGTGTTACTCCGGAGGAAGGTCGTGACCTGAATGGCAGATGGATTATCATCAACAGAAAAAAGGAGGGAACAAATGAATGAGATAGTTGAGCGCACGCCCGGAGCTTCTGACTACAATATGTTCAAGTACTGCGAAATACTTTGTAAGGTGATGAGTCAGACTAAGGAAGTGAAGATTGGAAGAGGGAAGACTATCGAAGTTCATCAAACGTACAAGTATAAAGACGCTCCGCAAATATTGCCACGGCTTGAGCGCAGCCGTGATTATTACAAGGAGCTTCACGAAAAAGGAGGTAGCCAAGTGCAATTCAGACAATACCAAAAAGACATCATCGCTTCAGGATTCACCATACTGCAGGAGCACCGCTTCTTATACCTTGCTATGGAGGTGAGAACAGGCAAGACATTAACGAGTCTCGGCATTGCCAATGAGATGAGAGTTAAACACGTGCTGTTCGTCACCAAGAAGAAAGCAATGGGTAGTATCGAGGAAGACTATGCAATGTTCAACCCATCATTTAAGATGACGGTCATCAACTACGAGAGCTTGCATCACGTAATGGATGACGAGATGTGGGACTTGATTATCCTTGATGAGGCGCACAGCTTAGGAGCATTTGCTAAACCAAGCGAGAGAGCAATAATGGTAAGAGACTTGATCGAAAAGTGTAGACCAATGGTGATACTGCTGAGCGGTACGCCAACACCGGAGAGTTACTCTCAGATGTATCATCAGGTCTATGGCATACCGAACAATCCGTTCAGGCATTACAAAAACTTTTACCGGTTTGCTGATGAGCATATCAAGATTAAGCAAAAGAAAATCAACGGGCTCTTTGTTAAAGACTACAGCCACGGGAAGGACAGCATTATCGAGGCAATGAAACCATACACCATCAACTACTCTCAGGAGGAGGCAGGCTTTGTTACGCAGGTAACCGAGGAGATACTTGAGGTGGAGCTAAAGGATAGCACCAAGACTTTGATCAAGAAACTGCAGAAGGATAAGGTGATTGAGGGTAAGAGCGAGGTAATACTTGCAGACACACCCGTGAAATTAATGATGAAGATACACCAACTTTGCAGTGGAACGATTAAGTTTGAGAGTGGCAACAGTATGGTGCTCGATACTACCAAAGCTGAATACATCAAGGATTACTTTGCCGGCTGCAAGATTGGAATCTTCTACAAGTTTAAGGAAGAATTGTCTGCGCTAAAGCAAGTGTTCAAGGATGACTTGACAACTGAGCTCAGTGTCTTTGAAGACACTGATAAGAACATCGCACTACAGATTGTTAGTGGACGTGAGGGAATCAGCTTGAAAAAGGCTGACTACTTAGTGTACTACAACATTGACTTTAGTGCGACAAGCTATTGGCAAAGCAAAGACAGGATGACAACCAAGGAGCGTGCGTTCAACCACGTGTATTGGATATTTAGTAAGGATGGAATCGAGCACGACATTTACAAAGCTGTAACCAAGAAGAAGGACTATACCGTAAATCATTTTAGGAAAGACTTTTATGACGGAGCAACAGGTACAATCGAAGCTGATTAAAGAGCTTGAAGACAAGGGATACTACGTGATCAAGTTGGTGAAGACCAACAAGAATGGCATCCCTGACCTTATTGCTATCCCTAAAAATTCTGACGTGGAGTTCTTCGAGGTGAAGCGTGCAGATGGTAAAGTATCTAAACTACAAGAGTATCGAATTAAAGAACTAAAAAAATATGGAATTAAAGCAACAGTTTATTACGGTCCCAAGAAACCTGAGTGAGCAAGACCACGCACAACGGGTGGTTGAGATGGTGATGGGAGTGAGAGTTGGCGACAAGAACCGGAAGCGGCAGGTCGTGGAGGCGAGGATGATGTTCTCGTCTATGCTTAGAGATATGGGGTATTCTCTGAAGGAGATTGGTTCGGTGTTGAAGAAAGACCACACCACAATTATACACTACCTACGAAAGCTCAGAGAACTAACTGAAGTGGATAGGTCTCTGTTCAAAAAGTATATAAAGTGTAGAGAGTTGTTGATGTTAAATGAAGAGCCCGTAAATTTAGAAGAAGAATTGGAACGCTTACGCAAACAGGTTGAGCTACTGAAGATGGAGAACTATATTCTTTCTGAAGAGAAGACTGAGTTGACAAAGCAATTGTCGAGCGATGAGAAGCGCCTACAAAAAATTTTCAAACTAATTGAAGAAAACACACAGCACGGATATGAGGGAATTGTTGAACGCAAAATAAGAAAGATGTTCGATGAATGAGCAGGAAAACAATCGTGCCCAACGCATAGCGTATATGACTGAGGGCTTTCACGAAATCGTGACTTCCATCTACGAGAAATTGGTGGACAGGGAATACGACTCCGCTACTCAAGACATTAAAGAACTAATGCGTGACCTTCGTGCGACATTAAAACTTATAGAAGATGAAGACTTTTGAAACAGAACAAGACAGGAAAAGAGAGCAGAAAGCCATCGAGACATTCGTCAAGATGTTCGGTGGCTCATTTCAAAAGCTCGGTCAACAAGATGTTGACTACAGAATATTTGACAAAGACAAGAACCTGATAGCTTATGCTGAGGTGAAGGGTAGGATACGACCGCTGAGGGATGCCTACCCTTTGCCGGTGGCACTTGCCAAGCTGAATAAACTGATCGAGAAAAGACACAACCCTGTATTGATATGGGCTTGCGAGGATGGCATCATCTATGGCAAAGTATTCTCCCTTGTAGGCGAAGTAAAGTTAGGCGGTCGCCCTCCACGTGAGGAAGCCGTTAATGACATCGAGATGATGGTCTACTTTGAAAGACAGAAAGGTCTTAAGTACGTAAGGTTTAGTTAACCTCTTCTTCTTTCTTATCCTTGAAAGACTTTAGGATATGAGCCACTGACTCGATGGTGGTAAGACCAAGTGATACTGCAACAAGTACAGTTACGCTATACACCAATGAATCTGCAGGAGCAAAGTGAGATTCACTATGTGAGTTGTCCCACATCGTCCAAAATAAAAACATTGCTCCGATTATTCCCACGAGCCTCTTGCTTGAGTTGTTACTCTCAGAGGAGAAGAATCCTCCCATCCATTTGAATAGTTGTTTCATTTTTTTTGTTTTTCTTTTCCGTAAATAGTGTTTCCTCCTGATTGCTTAGGCACGTATTCATACATCTCATCTTTTATCTCACGCCTAATTCTTTCTTTTTCTTTTCTCATCTCGCTTTTCATCTTCTCAATATCATAAAGAACTCCACCCTCACCATACAAATCCTCATACATCTCAGGGTAGTAACGCTTCATATCTTCCTTGCCAATCTTATTCATCGGCTTGGTCACTTCTGCTTTCTCTAAATCCTTATAGAGTTCTTTGTTTACAATCTTACGGACATCTTTGTAAAGAGGAATGAGCCCAAGGTTACCCATTATCTCAAGAGGAATACGAATACCTACCTCTTTTTCACTACGCTGTATAGCATCAGCCTGTTTCTTAGGTTCCTCTGTAGCCTTACGAATCATCAAATCTAATGTCTTAGCTGATGGACCAAACGGACCAAGCATATTCATAAGCAAGTCTCCCATATCCGTCTTCTTACCTTTCTTCTCAGCAGGGATAACGGTATACTGAAGAGCATCTTTGTATGGGTCATACTCTCCTTCACGAAGGAAGTCGAGATAGTTTTCATTTACTCTTTCTACCCCATATCCAATCAGATTCTTGGTTGCGTTACCAAAGTCACGACCTAATAGTAATGATGTAGCAGAAGACAACATACCCTGACCAATCTTTTGCTCGATTGACTTCTCGTCATCCTCATCTTCATCAGGCACAAACAGACCAACTAAAGCTGAAGACAAAGCCTGAGTAATCAAAGTATAGGCTGTCATCCTTGTGGCAACCGCAGCGAGCAAAGCAACGCCTGTCTTTCTTGACAATGTTCCATTACCCATAGCCGCATTGATGCCGGTACGAGCAGTGATATATTCATAGATCAAGAAGCGAGTCATAAAGTTATTGAAGATGTTGAACCCTCTGATGAGTGCGCTTTGATTCTGCTTAGGCGTACCCTTTAGGATGCCCATAAAAGCATTGTCAGTTGCACCGGTAAGTACAGTCTTCTCATCAGCATAGTTCTTAGCTGCGTCAAGAGCTTCTTTGTTTGAAGCCATATACCGCTCGTCATTCTCAGCTATCTTATCAAAGTCAGGCTCGGCTCCGGTAATCTTTTTGAACTCATTAGCAAAGGCTCCGAACCACATTGGACGCATCACCATCTTATCAGGAGTAGCAATCAACGCATCAGCCATTGTCTCTACAGCGTTCTGATACTTCTTCAAAGAGATATTATATATCTGCTGTATTTTATTTCTGACATCATTTTGAGCCCTACCACCTTTTACGCCACTTGCTTGGTTCATTATCGAAGCATCAATAAGTCTTCCACTAAGAGTATCGTGAGGGAATAAACGGTTAGTTTGTTTACTTCCTACGTTGCTCATAATAGTAGCAGCAGTTGGCGACAATACAACACCCCTATTTTTAAGACCGGCTTTGAAATCTTTTGGAGCAGCTATCATAGCAAACGCTATGTTAGATGATAACTCCCCAACAAACCTTGGCGCACTTGCAAGTACAGCACGGTAGCCTTGCTTAGACATAAAGTTTACAGCATCATCAAGTAAAGATGTAGATGTAAAGTTATCTGTCAGCAGGTTGTCAACAGCTTCCTCATAAACTCTTTCAATAGCATTGAAAATGTTTTGCTGTTGTTTGGTTGCGCCTTCCTGCTCCATCAGCTTTGACGTTTCATTAATGGTCTTACGCCCTGTGCGTATGGGTTCAGTAAGATAGTAATCCATTAATACAAACTTAGCACCACGATTTGCTGAAGCAAACACGTCAAAGTTCAATGGAGCAACCTTACCTGTACGTGCAATCAAAGACTTTGCTTTGGTAGAGGGACGCATTGATTCGTTGTAGCTATCAATGAAAGCCACACCGGATATAGCTTCGTCAGGTCTATGCTCGTGAAGTGTATTCAAGTGTACGTAATTATTCAATGGAGTAATCTTGTCTCCACGGACAATAGCTGCAGTGTATACAGCTTTCTCACGTAAGTCCTCATTTACTTTTTGAATAGTCTTGATCGCATTTCTTTCAGCCTCATTGAATGAATCATACAACTTTTGGTTATCTATATTACCATTTGCATCTGTGTACTCATCGTAAATTTCCTGAAGCATATCAGCATCACGCTCGCCAAAACTTGACTTACCCTTTCTAATGTGGTCAATTGTTTTCTTCAAGTACTCTGCTGCCGGATTAACCTGTTTGCTATCAGGGTTTGAATCGTGCTCAAGCTGTACCATATAGGTCATCATCTTGAACTTAGACATCAATGTTTTATTAGCGTCATTCTTGAATGATTTAGCTACAGCTTCTTGAGCTCTATCTAATTTATTATTTAACTCAGTGACTGCCTTTTGGAATTTAGCCTGCGCATCAGCAGCTTGAGCAAACAGTGAATTGAATATCTCCTTCGTGTTATAGTTGCCAAACACTTGGTCAATGTAGTACAACGGGTTTCTTCTTATCAACTCAACAAGACCATCCTTCTTTGTCAGCCATCCTTTTATCTTGGAATATATTGAACTAAGCTTCAGAGGCTTTGCTTTTTGAACTGCATCATTAAGTGTCTTTGATTTATTGATGGCGTTCATACGCTCAACAATAAGCTGAGTATAATGTGGAAGGTATCCGTTGTTTATGTTGTCAATCAAACGCAGCAGGTTCTTTAACTGTGCGTTGTCAAGACCATATACTGCATCTGTCTTGAGAAGTTTCTTTAACTCACGAGCAAGGTTACGCTCGTCTGCAGTTGGCAATCCTTCAGGATTTAGATCAGCAAGCTGTGCTGCATCTGCCATCACTTGATTCTCTGCCTCAATCTCAGCCTCACTACGTGGGTCCTTCTGTGTCATTGGAAGAATGGATGACTTATACTTACGCATAATCTCAGCCTCCTCTTCAGTAATCACTTCGTCCTTCACCATATCTCGTATGGTTCCGGCATAGTCAACCTTGCCCTCATCATCAACAAGCTTACCATCATAAGAATTGAATCGCTCAGCAAGCTCAGCAGCAAGTGACACATCTGCATCTACTGCATTAAGAATGTCATTAACATCTTTGGTGACAGCATTAATCTCTTCAAGTTGCAACACAGCCCTACGCTCACCCATCATTGTGACAAGCTTTGTGTATTTTTCAAACACAGCGTCAGGGATTAGGGTTGGCTTGATGGCAAGAAGGCGTTGCATCAGTGGGCTCAAGCTCTCTGCTATACCTATCTTAGTCTGTGCGTTTCTGCGTGCAGTTGGTAAAGCTTTGTTGATGGTACCAATCTGATCGGCATAGTTGGCGTTCTTAAACACCTTAGCCATATAGTCTACGAACCTACCTATTGAGTTGGGGTCAAACATATTGACACCACTAAACTTGCTAATGATAGCTGCCGTTTGCTTGGCTGTAATGAATCCCTTGTCTGTCATAGTACGCAAATACTTAACAAGCTCTCCGCTTGTGCGCACCCATAGCTTAATAGCATCCTTGGCTCCCTTTGCTTGGTCAGCAAGCTGCTTTTTCAACAGCTCGTACTCTGACATTGTAATCTCATTCACGTCTTTAGTCTCGCCAAAAAGTTTCTGAGGCTTAGGAGCTGCCTTCTCACGCTTACCAAATCGTTTGCGTATATCACGCACCATCTTCTCACGCTGCGTATCTGAGGCTGTCTCATATACTCGTGAGCCTTGCAGGTAAGCAATGGCGTTTTGCATTGCTTCCTCATTTGTATTGCCACGCTGCAGAGATTTTCTTACCACACCCTCAAGCTCGGTCATCATCCTGTTGAATCCGGGTAGCTCCATCTCCGTAGTATCCTCCGGTTGCGCTTGCGCATCACGTTGTTGAGCAAGGGCGCTGATGGAATCAATTACATCTTGCTCGCTCACATTGTTCTGTGCGGCAGCTCTTGTGATAGCTTCTTGCAGTGTGATACCTGTAGCGACAAGAGCCTTCACTGTTTTGATAATGGCTTTCATAACCGGTATAGCTATGTTGATACCGGCAGTTTCTCTACCAAACTTGGTAAGGTCACCATCTACCTTATCCAAAAATTCTTTTACTCTTTCAAGAGTAGTAGCATCTTTAGTGTCTGCTGTCATCAGCTCCTCCGTTGTTGGAGCAGCACGTTCTATATCACCTGTATCTGTCTCGTTAATCTCGTAGAACTCTGCAGGTAGAAGACCAATCTTCTGATCAGCGAACTTAAACTTCTCATATATCTGCTCCTCAATCTTACGAGCCTGTGAGTTAAGTCCTTCTTCACGAAGGGCACGTGCTTGCTGACGCAGTTCTTTAAGCGCCTCATTCTCTCCTGAGAAGTTAACGTATGAGTTCTGACCACGTGTCTCTGTGGTCATAGCCGCACGTGCAAGTGGTGAGTACATACGTGCGTGTACGTTCCAAGCGTTCTCCTCGCCTTTAGGACCAAATGAATTGCCGAGCTCAGCGTGTCCAAAGAAATCGTGGATGGCACGGAACACGTCATTCACGAGCATAGTCTGCCCGTTCACATCTTTGAATCCTGAATCTCTTAGTAATGGGTTCTCTGCACGCTGCTCTTCTGTAATGGCAGCATCACCAAATCCTGACTCGGTAGAAAAGATTTTCATACGCTGATTGTTTCTCAGGTCGTCAATCATCTCCTGAGAATTGGCGTATGGTTCTTCGTTATTTATCTCAACAACATAACCGGCATCGAGGAAATCTTGATACTGATCAAGGGTTTCCTTAGCCATCGCTTCGTATGCAGCTCTGACTTGGGGGTCAGTTGGGTTGTGCTGCATAGCAGCAAACGCATTAGCTATGCGTCTTGCTCTTGCTTCGTCTAACCTTTGCGATCCGTTGTACCTCGGTCTTTTCTTGCCGAAAACTCTTTGATAATATCTATCCGCAATTTGCGCAACTCTCTCGAGGGGCTTATTGAAAAGTCTGTTGCCGGGGCTTGGCTTGAAATACTCTCCGCTATCAACGCCTTGGAACTCGGCATCCCTCCTGACTGCTTCTTCGACTGCTTGAAGAATGTTTTGCCCACTCGGTCCAAGTTCGGACCCTTTAGCTTTAATTCTTCCAAGAATTTTTTTCCTGCTTGCAACGCCAACTCTTCGGGAATCGACCGGACGGAAGTCTTGTTGTTCATAATTTATTCCTTTTGATTTAAGTAGTTCTACAAATGTACCAATGTTTTTCTGTAACTGTGGGTCAGCAAAGTCTAATACGTCAATGAATGATACCTCACCTGTCTTCTCGTTGATACTAAAGTCAGTGATACCTGCTTCCTTTAACGCATCTATTGCACCATCTACATCAGATACTTTAACGCTATACTCATTGGCGTTGTGCGTCTTACCACCCTGTTCGGTATACTGTGCAGCAATGGCTGCCTCCTGCACCTGTGGAGCAAATGCACTTACGAGTGCAGCATATTCTTCAGCCTGCTCGATGGTAGCACCCTCAAGGTCTACAGCGTTTGATATTTCTACAATCCTTTCACCTTTATTATTCTCATACCCACCAATAAACTCAAGGACGTTGGTCTTGATACCAAGTAAACTGCCAATATCTGCAAGTGTTTGCAGGTATCCCTTATACGCAGGAGACTCTCTTAATGCTGCAGCTTCTGAGGTAGACCCAACTTGTGTGTTAAAGAATGGAGCTACATTTACCCGTGTCTTTGAAGACACTTTTTGAAGAGCATCTAATTCGTTAAGAGCTTCATCCACTGCTATGGTTTGATCTCCAATAGTGATGGTCTCTTGATCATCTTCTACAGCAGCGAGCGCTTTGATTAGCGCATCTTTCCTTTCTTGTTGTTCGGGGCTGAGGACTTTTTCACCCTCTTGGGTAATGACTTCAAGTCCTGTTTTGGGTTCTCCTTGCGCCAACGCTTCGCTATCTCCGGGTGTTGGCTGAACAGATACTTGACCTGCTGCTTGCTTTTGAATGGCATCTTGTGATATTTTAGTTAGTTGTTCATTAATAGCTTTTACTCTTTCTCTTTGTGGTACGGTAAGCGCTTCGTCTTTCCCATCAATCTGACGCTCCAAGTCACGCTTCTCTTTAAGTAAGTTCATAGCCTCCTTCTTTCCCTGCAAATCAAGGTTGGGAGGAAGTGAATTGAATAAACCAACAGCATTGCGGTAATCGTTGAGTGTCTCTTTGGCTTCAGCCATAGTAAGCTCACCTGTATTCACCTTGTTCTGAAGGCTTATGATAAATGCTTTTTCAATCTTTGTATCGTTGGCTGCTGCTTCAAACAACTCAAACTGTGTGTCGCTCATACCCAAAAATCCCTGCTTACGATAAGCAGCAGAAAATCCCGGCAGCGTTCCAATAATAGCACCACCTACTGCTTCCTGTGCACCGGCATACGCAGCGTTTCTAACGTAATCCATAACACTCTCAGGGGTCTCAAACATCTGCTTACCCTTGACAGCATTGTATACATCTTTAAGTCCTGACTCAGCAAGTTCTTGTGCAGCACCGGTCTCTGCCTCAGCAAGAGCACCTCCTACAACAACAAGAGTTCCACGAGCAAGACCACTCTTTACTTCATTCTTTATTAGTTCATTAAAAGTTCTTGCAGATGTTGTACCACCTGCTTTACCTAATGCTTTTACAACAAGACCATTAAGTAAGCCTTTGTTTGCTAACACGTTTCTAAAACCTATAGCCTCGAGCGTACCAACAGCCGCACCAATTGGAAGAGTAACAGCAAGCTTTTCATTTTCAGATATGTTATCGAACTCAGGGTTGTTTGCCATCTCTTCGTTTAGATTGTCACTTACCTGAGCATACATCTGAGCCGTGCGTTGCGCCCATCCAACAGGACCTGAACCACCCATCATTGCAGGGACAGACTTAGCAAGACCCAATACTGCGCCTCCCCAAAATCCCTCATTCTTTAAGTCTTCCCACTGAGTAGTAGTGCTTGAGTCTCCATATACAATTCTGTTTCCTTTTCTTATTGGTTCAAGCCATCCACCTTCACGCTTACCTGTTTTGGGGTTTACTTCTCCATACAGTACTGCTTTCTTCGCTTCATCCTCAACCTCGTCATCTATATCATCCATTACTCCGCTTGGTAATTTATTTTTCCAAGCTTCAAATTCTTCTTGACTTTTTAATTCACCAAGAGAAAATCTTGGTGGCTGATACCCCATCCTCTTGGCTTTCTCAATAACAGCAGCCCGATACTCATCACGCCCCATCAACATTTCTTTTGGAAGCAACTCTGCTTCCAAATTTGTAATAAGCGAAAAGGCTGTAGATGATATTGATGCTGCCCCATCTAAGAAGGCATTTGCTATACCACCATACCAAGTCCCCTGTTGAGCTTTTTGCTCTGTGTATTTGCCGACAGCTTGATTAAGCACTCCCATCCGATTCTTAATATCGGTTTCGGTAGCCATAGCACCGGTTACTTCTTTATTAAAATTTAGTTTGTTTTCATTAAGTTTTTGAAAACGCTCTTGAAAGGCAGGATTATTTCGCTGTGCTGATGGTGTAGAATTGATTGCGTTTTCTTCTGCCTCTATTTCTTTCTTTCTCTTTAATAACTCTTGCGTTCTTAATCTGAAAGCATACTCTTCCTCTTGCATCTTCTTGGTGACATCTTCAACCTCTTTCTCTGTAGTGTATTTTTTATTGGCAGTAGTATACTCTTTTTCAAGAGTCTGTAAGTTATTTATGGTAGCAGAGTTCTCTCTTAAAAACTTTCTAAGAGCCTCAGACTCTTCCTTGTCTCCTGCTGTAGTCCAATTATCTAATGAGATTCTTGCTTTCTTTCCATTGGGAGCAGTAACATCTACAAAATCTCTTCCGGGTACAGCTTCATCAAACTTGAAACCCATAGGTCCAAATTGATAGCGCAGTTGAGGGACGACATATTCCTCTCCCTTGTCAATTAAGTCAGGGCTGATAGCAGCGAGTTGCTCTTCGACAAAATTAGGAAGCTTCGTAGGTGATACCAATGAACCACCTGCCGAAGGTAATGCCGTAGTGACTTTTTTTTTAGAAGGGTCCTCTGCTGTTGCAGCTACTTGAGGAGTAGCCGGCATAGCAGATAAGTACTGCTTAGTAAAATCAGTCTTAGGTTTTGTGTATAAACCATCCCTATTAAGAACACCGTACACTTTCTCTTGATATGCAGCATCCTTGAACTTTGTCTTGAAAGCATCATAGTCCTGAGTAAAGTATCCTTTCTCTACAAGTAAGTCGTATAGTTTTTGTAACTCGTCCATTAGATTTTTTTTGTTCTGTTAATCCAATTCACCTTTTAAGATTCCCTTACCCTCAAGACCTTTTAAGAATATAACTTGATCTTCTGCAGATGCGCCCGGAACATTTGAAAGCATAAATGCTCTTATTTTTTCGGCTGCCTTTGCAGGATCACTTAAGTATATTGCAGAAGATGATTTGCCATCAGAATTTGTTAATACAATTGCATCAGACCCAATAACAGCTTCTCTAACGCTAAACCCAAGCTCATTAAACTTCGCTTCGTTTGCAGAAATAAAATCAGTTTCATCTGTTGGTTGATTAGCACCTGAGAATACCGTTTTAAGGTGGTCTGCATACATCTTGTTAGGGTCACCTGTTTTCTTAGGACCTGTAGAAGTAGCCTTAGCTTCCCCTGCTTGGAATGTTGTAGTCTTAGTTTGAAGTGCACCCTTTACAACTTCGTTAACATCAACTGTTCCTCCAAGAAGTAGAGGAGCTGCTGAACGAACAAAGTCTTGTTGAGTCATCATCTCTCCCGTGTTAGCGTTCTTGAATGGAATAGCTTTAGTCGAACCATCATTAAAGGTAATGCTAACTCCATCATTAGTTCTACTTACATCTTTTACATTTGGCATACCATAGAAGTGGTTGATAGCAGCTTGTTGTTCTGCAGGAGTACCACTATATAGTTTAGCCAACATATTACCTGATGTCTGAGCGCTTTTCTTTTGATCACCTCTTTCATAAACGTATTGAGGAGGATAGTAAGTAGGCTCTTTTCGTGGCTGACTGAACGGTTGCACTTCAGTTTTCTGCTCAAGCATACTACGAAACTTATTTTTAGTATACTCTTCAGCAGTCTTTAACTGATCCTTGCCATTCTGTGTGCTCTCAAAGTCAGGTTGAAATACACCATCCTTATGAGACCACAATATATAATGAGAGCTTGAATTTGCTACGTTAGGGTCCGTTGTAACCTGATAAGCTTTGCCTGATTTAGGGTCAATGCCTCCGGTCCAATCAAACAATATGGAAGATACGTGCGCAGGGTTAGATAGTTGCGCCTGTACAATAAGTTTTTCGCTTTCAATATATTTGTCGACAGCTTGCTGTCCTTCTTGACTAAGACCAACACGTTTAGTTGGGTCTGTAACCTTGGTAAGGAAGCCTGTCTGAGTTGCACTACCTGTAGAAGTAACAACCTCCTTTACCACATCGCCTAATAATTTTGCCTCTTGACTTAGGTTTTCATTCAGAGCGTACTTGTCAATCTTTTCTTTGATACGGTTACGCAGTTGGTTTACCGTCATATAATTGTCGGGACCTTCAGCAAGAGTCTTAACACCATTTTTATCTACCATCTTACCAATGCTGATAGCACCGGTAGTTGGATTAATCAAAGCTTTGGTTTGACCAAGGTTTGCAAATCCTTCAACCATTGCCATAAACTGAGTCTCAGCTTCTGAGCTTTCACCCTTCTGCCTACGCTCTGTCTTTACAGAAAACTCATCTTGATATTCTTTCGCAAGGTCAAACATTCTTTTAGTTCCATCCTTGCTATTCTGACGAATGAGCGCATAGTCTTTAGGTTTCATTTGACCCGACTTAAGAAGTCTGTCTGTAAGAAGTCTATACTGCTGCATATCACCGGCATAGTCTGTAATGTACTTATTTACATCATCAGACAATCCTTGTGGTGCGTTCTCAAGTTCTTCACCAAACTGACGAGACGCATCATCAAGAGCCTTCTTTTTTGCTTCACGAAGTGATGCCTCTTGCTTTAGAGTATTGGTTAATTGACTACCAACCTCCGACCAATCTATCTGATTCTTGGCTTCCCGTTCAGCGTATTTGTAATATGTTGCCATTTATTAAAACTTGAATGATTTTCTTAAATCCTTTAAGTAATCGGGACTTAAGCCTCCCATAAAAGCTTGGAACTCGAGTGGGTTCATACCACCAACACCGGCTAAGTTCCCAAACGTAGGCGATGCTGCACCAAATTCAGCAAGCTTTTGTTGAAATTGATCTTGAGTAAGCCCTGCTTTTTCTGCACCTCCTGCTAATTTACCAAATTGTTTTGCACCTGCTGATTTAGAGTACAATGGAGCCATACTTGCTACCTGACCTGCCATACTTACTACACCTTCCAATGCTTGTTTGGTTGCTGCTTGAGACCTTGTCTCAGCTTCTCTCGCTTTTAACTGAGCACCCTCAACTTCTGCAAGATCAAGACCCATACCTACATCACGAAGTCTGCTATCTTCAGCGGCTTCAAGTTTATCAAGCGCCTGCATCTCACCACCCATTTGTGTAGCAATATCACGCTGTGCTTTTTCAGCACCCAAGAATACACGTCCTGCAGTAGCTGCTGAACCACGCTCGCTTTCTTGACCTGCCTCAATAGCTTGAGCTGCAGTAGAAGTAACGGCTTCACGAGCAAGCTCGTATGGTTCTTTTTGAATACCCAACTGCTCGTAGAAGTTTACGTCAAGTTTTTTACGAGCGTCAGCCATAAACTTAGCTGCATCTGCTTCAGCTTTTTTCTGAATTTTACGTTGCTTTGATGCTTGCGAAAATGATGCCGCAGTAGTTCCTGCAGTAGCTGCTAAGCCTATACCTGCTGCAATGGTTGTGAAAGCTGCCATATTACAATACTTTTATTAGTTCACCTATATACCCATCGCCTAAGATATACCCTAATTCTTTATAGGTATCCTTTAGCCCCGGGTGTTTTATCAAAGCATAAGAATATTTATGCCCTGTATTTCTACAAATATTAGTCAATGTTTCGACCAATAGTTTTATTGCCTCACTTCTCTCCGGTTTCTTTCTATACTCCTTGTTGGATATTATCCAATCAACCCACGCAACCTTTGAGTTCGTGGTGTATATAAATCCTGCACACACCGGCTCATCTTCATCAAGCACCATTATGCCACCCTTACCATCATCAGGTAAGAAATCTCGTTGAGCAGGCTCCCATCCCCATTCCTTCCACCACCCTACTAACGTAGAATCATAATCATTTTCGTTCAATGGTCGTACAATAAATGCCATCTATACAAAGATATTGAAAAATTAAGGATAACTTTTCATCACTTCTGACTCTACGGCAAAGAGTTCTACCTGACTAACACTATTGTTTTCAAGGTTGAAAACGCAGTAGTGTCCGAGGACACCGTGCGATTCTGCCACAGCGTTTTTGATAAACATTATGTACGGGTTCTGTATAGCCGGGATGGTAGCTCCGGGTATGGTCGTATCCACCGTAATCCTGTTAAGGTTGGATGGATAGTTCTGCTGAATATTGGTCACCCTCCCGAACAGCAAAGGCGTATTGTAAGTTGGGGGCAGGCTATAGTATAGCATATCCCCGATGCTTATGATACTACCTATTGATATAGGGCTTGCTCCGATCGCAAAATTGACCTGAACGGCTGACCCTGTACCGGTAATGGTAGTGCTCCTACCTATACCATTGGTAAGCCTAAGAGCGTACTCAGAAGGCTGTGCCGGTGTAGTACCTGCGTTACGGACAAAGGCAAAGAAAGAGGCTTCCTTCTTTTCAAAGTAGCTGCCTTGAATAAAGCCATCGTCCATTAAGTCGGTCACCATTGTTACGGACCAAGGAGCATCACCTTCTAAGTTGATGGTTTTGAATAGCTTATTCTCAAGCGGAGACTCATTGAATACGCTTTGTATACGTGATGGGTACTGCACTCCGTAAAAGTTATTACGGGTGTTGTTTACGTTGTGCCTATACAGGTTTCCACCCTTAAACGTATAGAAGTAGTTATTCATCCCGATCATCCAATCAGGCAAAAAGGAATAGAAGGATGCCCATCCTTCTACCCCTTCACTATATGTTAGTGTATATGCTGCCATAGTTTAACATTGTACTGATGAATAAGCTGTTATCTCTCCCCCTCCGCTCATATCCCAATTTGCAGAAGCAAACACAAATAGCTCGAGAACAGGACTTGTCATTGCCGCATCCCAAAATAAGTTGCATCCTACATTAGGTGTTGGACAATCGCAGTATAGAATCTTAGGGTTTGTGCCTGCATCAGAACAAGCTGCAGCGGCACTTACATTGCTTACTCCGCATCCTCCAATAGAATAAGACCCTCCACCTGAGCAAGGTCCAATTGCCACAATAACACCATTGGCATCTACCTGAAACCAATCGTTAGTTGTTCCTGCAACAGCGGTATGATAGTATCCGGCAGTAAGCTTAAACTCACCGTTAGGGTCACTGAATACTAAATCGTATAGCCCAAGTGTCCCTGCACCGCCTGTAACATAAGCTACATAATATCCTACAGTAATTCCTAATGCACAAGCAGCGGTATTAGTTGCAGCCATTGGAGATGCCTCAAAAACAGGTAAAGCTGCAGGGCAAGCAACTGACAAATCAAATGCTGTTCCTGAGCAGGGACCAATGAATGTCAAGTCAAGTATAGATGGTGCAGCGGTTGTTTTTGGTATTACCATTACGCAATTACCGGGACCTCCTACTGTTAAATCCATTTGCCCTGACAAAACACTAACTGTTGTAGTCGTACCTAATGAAGAAAAAGTTGTTCCGTTATACTCATATTCGTCAAGAGTATGAGGAGAACCTGAAACAATATTACAATCTGCAGATGTAGCTCCAATATACGTAGGAAGACCTGCGCTACCTTGTAACCATCCGTATGATGGAGAAGATAGACCATTGTAAGATATACTATTAAACACAGCTAATACGCCATCCGGCACGCTGTATGGATCAAACGTAACTACAACAGCGCCTGTGTCAGTTCCTAAGTCTATTCCTACATAGTATATACCCTGTTGTCCCGATGCTGCTATTGATCCCCCACAAGGAGTAGCACAAGATGGGCAAGAGGTCTGAGGCAGTAATACACCCGACACTTGCTCACGCACAATTGTACCATCTGAGTAAAACCCATCAGGCGCAACCGTGGTCAGATTAACATCGGTATAAATAATTGTAGCTGACGCAAGAGATGGCGCATCTACGTAAAAAGTTCCTTGTGTTGCCATTTAATTTAAGTTTATGGTGCGATACAGTTACAACATACATCAAGTGCGCTTACAGTTGAATAACAAAGAGTAACCTCTGTACCACAACCGGGGCAAGCTGATTGAGCTTGTAGCACCCCACTAACCTGTTGCCTAACAATACTATTATCTGAATAGTACCCATCAGGCGCAAGAGTTGTGAGTCCAACATTAGTGTAAACTGCAGTTGCCGTAGCAAGTGACGCAGCGTTTAAGTAATAAGTTCCTTGTGTTGCCATTTTATTTTATTTTAATCATTACAACCGCAGCAAGCATCCAACAAACTTACGTTTGAGTAGCATAAATCAAATGCCGGTGGAGGTACATCGCATCCGCAACAAGCGTTGTTTGTGTCTGCATCAGAGTAACACAACTCAAGTGGCAGAGAGCTTCTGTAATCCCATATCAAATATAAATATTGTCCGCTGCTTGGGACGGTAAAAGTTCCTGTATAATATCCTGCTGCTCCTGTTGGTGCAACTGTTGTAGCTGCTGCAAGTAAATTTGCAATGCCAACCTGAGTGTTAGGGTATAGTGTATTGCTTCTTAAATATCTAAACTTATTGTAAGAAGGATTGAAATCAAAAGTATCAAATCCTTGCTTGTTTGAAATCAACTCCATTGCTGCTCCTGAAGGAGGGAATCCACCTGTGCCTTGAGGACCAATGATAATATTGTACTCAGATACCACAGGACTTTGAGCAGATGAATCAAATGTTACAAGTGTAGACTGAAGAGGTGAAATAAATCCTGCATCCGTATACCTGTACTCATTATGGATAAACTTACCGGCATCGGCATTGCTTGTTAAGCAGATGTTGACAATACCTATCTCGTTTGCTTCTACGCAGTTTACAAGTACGCTTACATTGACGTTGTCAGTAGCAATAACATTAACAATAAGTTCGTTAATAGCGTTACTGTTTTTGGCTATTGTAAGAGACCCTGATGTAGTTACTACCCCTGAAGAAACAGTAGTTAACCCATAAGTTACTACCACTTCAAATTCAGCAGTTGATGATGGGTCTACCGTATAGTCAACGATACAGTCTCCAACAGAGGTGTCTTCAAATATCACCCCATACTGCCTGTTTGATCCTGCTTCAATAGTGAAGTCTTGCTCGATACCGCAACTATAAATAATAGGAGGAATAGGCACAGAGCTGTCGTTAGTGGTGAGCACATACTCATTCATATATGGGTCAAACCCACCAAGCTTTTGAGTATTGAAGGATTGGATAAAGTTATCTCTAAACCAAGTCCGCATACCTTGCTCAGACACCACTCTTAATTGGTCTGTGCTATAAGAGTTTCCAATAAGTTGCAGTACAGCCCCACGCTTTACGTCTGTAAAGTATCTATAGTAACCCCATTGTACATAGCTTTCAGGATGGAAGCTGATACCATACTTCTCAACACGAGCAATTTGAGTACCCAATACTTCAGGCACGGAGGTAATAGCACCACCGGCTGCAGCATCTGAGAGTAAGTTCTTGCCTGCAAGTACGTATGAAATCTTATCTTCTTGTAGCGTAAGTACGTCAGTCTCTCGTCCATCTAACTTATAGATAGGACCGAATGATACCTCTAAATATTTGTAGTTAAGCAGTCCTAAATTGAACTCATTTAATTTATTAACATTTGACTCAAAGTTATACACACCACTGTATGTGATGTCAGCAAAGCGCCTTGTTCTCTTGTATTGCTGTACCGATATGGACGTTACACGGTTGCCAAGATTAAAGGTCTTGCCAATAATTGAGTCACGAATCTTATAGCTTTCAGCACCATTACCAAAACAGAAACAGTTAAAGAACTCTGTGTCTATTATTGCCGGCAAAGATGCAGTTTGGTTCTGTATGTTACCCAAGTGTCTTCCGTTGGCATCAATACCAAAAGACAAATGATTCTCAAAGAATACATCAGGTAATGAGTCAACGGGTTGTGTCTCGAATATCAGGGTAGTCTCAGCTCTAAACACTTCAATGTTTACAATAACAGTAGACCTACGCTTCTCTCTCGAAGCTACACCACCACATCTAAGAGTACCACTGACAATAAGAGTTAGCTGATTATTGGCAGGATTGCGATAGAACCTATAATAGTTTTTACACAAATCAGTTGAAATGTCTGTGTTGTTTGATGCAAGTGTAGGTATAAATTCATTTTCAACAGGACATTCATTACCCCCAACCTCTTGATCTCCATCATCAAGTATCTGTTCTACGTTGTCTCCAATCCACCACTCCATCATATTATCATAATTGGCAGAAGAAACAAGCGTTTTCTCTAAAGTATAAATACGCCTCTCACAAGCTCCATTACCTTGACCAACACCAAGACGCTGAAACTTAAAATATAATTTAATTCTACTACCGGCAGGTACAGTATAATCAACCCAAGCACTTGTTGCGGTATCAAATCTGTTCATTGGGTAGTTCAAAATAGGATACTCTCCTGCATCGTTTTGATCTACCTGTTCGTTGCCCGGTGCAATAATTGAAAGTTCATCCTGAACAACAGCAAAGCTGTTTGGATTAATCTTCATATATACCCCCGATGGAACAGGAATATTTACGGTAGGGTCAAGTTCACTTGGTATCTCAATGAATCCTGCTTGCTTAGCTTCTTTCTCAAGCACTGTTGCGTATACGCAATTATTTGTAGGTCCACTTGTGTCAGCCTTTACGATAAGCCTATCACCCTGCTGTACCTTACGTGCGTTTTCTCCTTCAAGTAAAAAGTATGCGTTATTACTTAGAGGGTCGTCAAAGAAGATGCTACTATATATGGTATCGTAACTTTCTTCGTCAGGCTTAATAACAAACTTATATCTCTTAGCCCAAGCCGGAGCTATCTGAGTTGTAGGAATAGTTACCCTAATAGAGTTCTTGGTATCAGATGCAGAGCAAGGAATGTGTACTGTATTTCTTGGACTAACCAAGGCTGTAGTAGAACGACCAAAGTCATCCATATACACGATACCAATCTCATACCCACGATTGCTATGCAAGCTGCGTGGTGAATTTATTTTTTGATAGAAAGCTTCTGCAAAGTTTACTGAGTAATACTCATACACACTAATTGTTGGTGTAGTAGTATTGTCAACATATCTCATTGCAGGAAACTGTAGACCAATTATTTGACTTGCAGGTGTAGTAATAATGCTTATTGGCTGACCTGCAGCAGAAATACCACTCTGAAACTTTATTAGTGCGTCTAAGTTGTTTGGTAGTGCACAGTTAAGCTGATCAGTAAATGTTGTCCCATTACAAGAGTTTGCTATAGGCTGAATATTTGCAATCGTTCCAATAACATCTTGAAACGCTACACTTGTAGCCATCTGATAAACAGAAGTATATGTAGTTGGAAGTGTAAACGTAAGCGTCAAATTAATGTTTTCGCTTGTCTCTGTAGGGAATGGGGTGCTCCCTGCAAACATATTGTGCGTAAGCCTTACATCTAATGTAATTGAAGAACCGGCAATAAGTTGTATACCTGTTAGGTTAATATTTACAGTCGCATTTGGAATAGTTTGATTGCTACCAAAACTATATATACCAACAGATGTAGTGTCAGGTACACTTGTAGTACCAACCAATTCAGAAACTGCAGAAGCAACGTACTCAAGTTTGGTTACGTTTCCATTCTTGTCAACTAAGTCGTATCCCTCAACATAGTTGCCATACATTAAACGATTGCCCATAATAGTTTGGGCTCTTGCAAGAAGTGGTACGTTATCATACAACCTAAGTAACTCTGACTCAGGAAGTACTGTAAATATCTTACTATTTGTAAACGTATATGTATAGTTGGTGTTGTTTGCAAGACCAAGCTCAGCCTTATCAAGATTCTCTATAACCTTTACAATACTTGTTCCTGCTTCTTTGAATAACAGGTCAACACCAACAACAAGCGGACCACCTGAGTTATATGTAATGATAGCAGTGTTGTTCAAGTTTACCATCCCCTCATTGAGGTAGCTATTAATACTGAACTCAAATGGGTTGGGAGAAAACGCAGGGGCAGACCATTGAGATGTCGCAGAATATTCTCCATCTTGATAACGATAACGATATGCGAAACAGATAAACCTGTCTTCCATAAAGTTGTCTTGCTGACCTGTTCTTATCTCACGAATAGCAGGAGCTGCAATTGGTGGTTTCTTAATTACAAGTAGCGACTCTGCACTAAATTGATCTATGTTACCAATAGGGTTGGCATAGTTTCTTGTTATATTAAATACCCTTGGAGGGTTGTAATTATCAGTAAAAAATATCAACTGATCAATAAGGTCAACACCTGTAATTAAAAATTGAGGATTAAAGTTTAGCGTAGTGTTTACACCACCACCATCATTGATGCTAATTACGTGGTAGGTAAGAGCGTTTTGAATTGTGTTATACGACACAATCATATCAAGTTTCCCGGTAGCTCCAATAGGGAAGGTGGGGTCGTGTACAAACCAAAATATTCTTTCGTTTGCACTATCATCAATTGCACCAATACATTTTGCGTTTGCGCTAAGTGGTGTATTATTAACATACCTAAGCTGAGTAAGAGCTACGTTACCTTTTGTATTTTCTATTACACCAATCTCAGCTTGCTCAGTAGAACCCATACGGACGTTGAGCGCATCAATATACTCTCCGTTTGGAACAAGTCGCTCGTCTACGACCTTGTTCATCCTACCTGCTATGAAGTTCCTTGTTATGTTTGGCATATTATTTCAACCACTTGTCCATACCACGCAGATTCATAAGAAGTCTGCCCGGATGAATGTTACTCATTCTAATTTTTGCGTTGCGAAGTAAAGCCGCTTTTTCTTTACGAGCACGAGCAATAATGTACTCTTGTACACCAAGCTTAGCGTTCAGTATCTCGTATTGAATATATGCGTAAATATACTTCTCAAATAATTTATTAACGCTGACAATTGAATCATCACCATTCTCCATACCATCAGAGATGTATTCGAGAATGACAGACTGATTATACATATCAGAGTTAAAGTTGATAACCCCCATTCTCTGATCAATAGCAAATGTTGGGTTGAAGTTTGCAGTCTCTGTATTAAGACCGTAGCGCTCTCCAAGGCTATAATCAAAATACCAAACGCCATCAATATTCCATCCAAGTTGCCCATTGTAGGTGCTCTGTGGATTCAAATAAATACTCTTTTTTATGCCTGCCAAACGCTGTAAGTCTATCTCAGAAAATTGAGGAGATAGCGCATTGCCAAATTGGTCAAACAATATCTTTCCGGTTTGGTCTTGCAAGTATGCAAGAGATGAAAGAATTTGAATATTCTCTGTGAGTGGTCTTAGGTATCCATCTTTGTAAAGATTTACTCTTACCCAATTCACATAGTCCGATGGAAGTATATATCGAAGCGTATCATCAACTGTAAGCTGTAAAACTTTTAGCTGTTTGAACGCATCGTAGTTTAGTTCCTGTATGGCACGCTTTGCGTGGAACAATATTTTGTAACGCTCTTCATTGTTTACAAGAGAATGGTTACCTGCATACATCAACATAAAGTTGTTGACAATATCGAACAGGCTTACGTATTGGTACGAACCCCAATTGACATCTGTTGGTGGTACACCATTATTCTCGTAATATTTATATTGAGTAATGTATGCCATAATTATTGCGATTGTTTTTGTTCTTCAGCAGCACCGAATTGAACAGCCATTATCTCACGAATAGACATACCTGCGTATTGAAGAATCTTTGTTACAAGCTTGAACTCATCTTCTGCAGGAACCTCAAAGTCTTGATAGTCGGGCTGCGATTGGTCAAATACCGGCTCGCCACCTGTTAAAGAAACGAATGTCCATTTAGGGTCTTTCGGATACCTAAAATAATTTGCATCAACTTCATTCGGAAGGTTGATGGTAGATGGATATACTGTAAGTACGCCACCCTCCTGCGTATATGCAGGATACTGTTCTGTTGGAGCCGTAAGATTTGACGTAGTAAGCATTGTGATTTTATTATGCGTTACCTTCTCTGCCTCTCCCTTGAATACACGTGGAGATACAGATGCGTCATAGCACATAATCTTATTAATCATAAAATAGTCAAATCCTGTAGTAGTAATAGACGGAAGAAAAAATCTGTTTGTTGCAGGCGCAACTTGCGTAAGCGTTGAGGTTAAAGCAAAAACTTCCATCGCCTCTTCTATAGGCTTTCTTTGATCAGCGTAATCTATACCGGACTTTCTTAGGTTCTCTAAATTAACTACGTTGTTGTATTCAGAAAAGTATTCTTCAAATACTTCAAGCTGAGACTGCTTGGCAAACAGGTTAAAGTCTGCCGGTGATATATAGCCGTAGTTATTTTTATTGAGAATGGAAAGTACCGTATTTCTGACGGAATTTATCATTATAGTCTTTTTACAAATATAAACAAAAAAAGAGGGTATAGAAATACCCTCTCTACCTAAACACTATGAAACCATTAACCTATGCTAAGTTACTTTCAAGCATCTTAAGGGCATCAATTCCTTCATCGGTCTTCAGAAACTCCGCAACGGTAAAGTAGGGGTCTTGAGCATACGGAACGGTCAACATCTTCTTCTTATTGGACCCCGTATTAAACCATACTTCCTTCTGTCCGTTCCTGAATGTCAATAATTTATTCTCAAAGAACACGTGTACGTTTGACTGTAGCTTCAGCATTGGGTCCCCAAGTACATTTAAGAATCCTTTGGGGTCTCGCTTGGCATAAATCAGTACATCTCTTTTAAGCTCAGAACTTGTAAATCTCGATGGGTCTTTGCCAAAGAGAACTCTTGACACACTCTCGAGCTGCTCCAAAGAGAGCTGACGAGCTTGAATCAAGGCATCCACCTCCACAGTTAAACTCTCTACCTCTTTTGCAGCATCTTTTTCATTGTCTACCTCAATAAAAGTCCTACCATTTAGGGGGTGGTAGTACAAGAACTCTTGTAAAACAGGGTTATTTTTAGGAACGCTAAGAAACCCGTTCTCGAATATAACAGGTTCGACAATGGCATTACCGTCTTGCTCGTCCTCAAAAGGAGTCTTTTGGTTGACAGCGTATCGCAAGGGTCGGTTAATATTGTTTTCTTCATCGAACCAAAGTAATGGATAACGTCTTGTATTTCTTGAAGGTAGCGTATATGAAAGGGGGGCTACGTCCCCTTTAAGCTTGTAAATCCTGTCAGCAGGAACCAATTTCTTTTTCATTAGATTTTAATTTGATTAGATTAAAAATAAGGGGGAGTGTCTTTGAAGACACCCCACCCTTTATGGTTTTTCTTCGATTAAGAACCGTAACGGAACAATACGAAGTTGTTAGCACCCAAGGTACAAACGCAACGCTCAGAGAGGAAGTTTACCTCCATTGCATCGAGGTCGCTTGTTTGAGCACCACCGGCAGAACCTGTGATCCAAGTCTTGTATCTACGGTCTTCTGTTTCAGAAGCACGGTAGCGTACGTGTAAGAATGGACGCTTAGCGTTCTTGCCAAGGATTTGGTCGTACACGGTAGTAGAACCGGCAGGAACCAATAGACCTGTTACAGTGCCTGCTGCTTGAGCACCTGTAGGAAGACCACCACGCATAGTAGGATCGTTCAGGTACTTCCAATCAGACTTGTAGAAGTCATAACCTCTGCGGAAACCGCTGAAGCCAAGGTTCAAAGCCATATCCTTGTCGTTGTCAAACAAACCGTAAGATGTACCGTTTGCTCCGTAGCTGTTCTGAGCAGCGAGCATATCGTCAATGTCAAAGCTGAAGGCACGGTTAACGAAGATTACGTTCTCTTCGATAGAACCTTGCTTGTCAAGACGAGAGATGATGCTGTCGAAATCAGCAAGTGTGGTTGGGTTTCCACCGCCCCATACGTTACCACGGCTGTTTACTACGTAGAAGATTCCCTCAGAACCTTTGTTACCGTAGATTGGGTTCAAAGAAGCGTTAGCAACACCTGAACCTGTCTCAGCAGGAACAGCCTCAATCATTGCAGTCTCAAGGTAGTCCTCAAAACGCAGACGAGTTTCGTGCTCGCTCTTCAAATACCAAAGGTATCCGGTAGCACCGTTCTCAGTGGTTACTTCAACCCATCCAATCTGAGCCATATCAGAACCGCTTACAGCGTATTTGTCCTTGATGATGATTGGAGAGTTATCGAAGATTTCATCTTCAGCTTCCAAAGAACCGATCATTCCAACAGTTCCTTTCTTGAACTCAGAACCGTAAATCCATACAGAAAGAACGGCTGTGCCTGAGAAAGTTTGACCACCGGCTTCGTAGTAAGCAACATCGAAAGTACCTGCAGTGGTGTTCACAGCAGTAACGATACCCTTGTTAGAAAGACCTGTAGCGTTGTCAGAAATAAATACAGTCTGACCGGCACGGATAGCAATACCACTTACGTTAGCATCGCTTACAGTGATGGTTGCAGAATCTGCAGCAGCAGCCGCAGAAGAGTCGCAGTTTACATACTTAGTATGCAAACGTCCTTGTTCAGCCCACTTAATCATATCAGAGTTAGAGGGCATTTCAGCTCCTACCAAACGAAGGAAAGAAGCTACAGTACGATTACCGTAACGCTCAAACTCCTTCTCATAAGTATCAGGAAGATACTGATTCAAGAAGTTGAAGTTGGTAATGTAGTTAGTCGAAAGGGGCACTTGCTCCGCACTTGGCTGAAGCTGATACCCGGGTGATGGTAATACTGCCATTGTTGTAAATTTTTAATTTATATTTTTTTAATGCTGCGGATTTTTAGACTCCTTCCGGAATCCGGTGCAACCGCCTTCACCTGCATCCCCCCTTTATTTACAACTTCAGGCGCTCTACGCTCTGACATATTTATGTTTTTAGTCTTACGCATTACGTCCTCTGTTGCGTCTGCCTGTCCTTGTTCATAGAAGTACTTGGCAAACCTATCAGGGTTCATCGCTATGGCTAAAGCCTTATGGTATCCTGCAGCGTCTTTAATCAGTCCGCTCTCATCCAAATACTTGTTGATAAAGTTTAGTGGAGTCGATTGAGACTTCTTTAACTCTGCAGCAGACCCGGGAGAAAACACAATCTTCTTGTCGTCAATGGCGAACTCAAAACCTTTGAAGTCTTTACTAAAGACCTCCTCGGACTTTTGGTCAAACCATTTGCGCTTACGCTCGCTTTCCTCCTGCAAGGTTTTTGCCTGTTGTGTATACTGACGGTACGCCTCAAACTCTTCATTATCCTCGGGAGATAAGCCATTTGCTCTTGACTCAAGAGGCAGCTTGTATTTCTCCTTCTGATCATTGAAGAAGCTCTTGGCTTCCGCAATAGCCTTTTTACGTGCAATCTTTACCTTCTTAATCTTGGACTCATCATCAATGTCTTCATCGTATTTGTAGTCCTCCATTAACACATCAATGTCTTCTTTATCAAGACCCTTCTGTGTGGTGGCAAGATATTCACGAAGAACTTGATCAGGGTCCATTGAATCGTAGTCCTTGTTAACCTTAACAAAGTCATCGAATCCACGCCCTGTCTCCTTCTTAAATTTCATATAAGCAGCCACATCTTCGGGAAGGGGCTCAGACTCTTGGCGTTCTGATACCAAATCATCGAAGGAGTTAATCTGCTTATTGTAGCGTTTTCCAATATATGAAAGAACTTGCTCCTCTGTTAGTTCAGGCTCCTGTGCCGGAGGCTCTTCTGTTTTATCAGCAGGAGGCTCTATGTTTGATGTGTCAATCTTGACATCATCTACAACCTCACCATTCAACTGCTTCTCGTGTTTCTCAAGAAGTTCTTTTTCAACTTCCTGTACACTTTTGCCCTCTGTCGCATCAAGTGCTCTTACTTTAATTTCCATTAGATTAGATTTAATTTGTTACAAATTTATACAAAAATTGCGAAAGTTTTAGCGAGGTTCAAACTCCGCTAAGTCAAACCCATCAAGGCTGTCCTCATTGGACTCAAAGTCCATAGGGGGCAGATTGTTCTTCCTTTGGTTTATGAGCTTAGACTGTTCGCTATTCTGTTGACTTATACGTCTTGCCTTCTCCTTTTCCTTCATATCCTCCCTGCTCATTAAAGCGGACTCCTTAAGACCACCTAACTGCATTTGGTATTGGAACTCCTCATTCATCAGCATCCGCTTCATATCAGCCTCAGCTTTAAGTCTCTCAATGTCAAATGCCACCTCAGCCTGCTTGATCTGCATCTTAGACTGAGCCTCAAGCTGTATCTTTTGCATAGCTGTTTGAGCTGCAATCTGTTGAGCTTGAAGCTGTTGTTGAGCCATCATTGCCTGCTTCTGCATTTCCATCTTTTCCTCACGCTCCTGCTTCTTCATTCTCTTGACCTTTAGGAGTTGGTTTGCAAGCTTGATATTCTTAAGCTCACGTATGTCGATGGCATCCTCAAGATTGATGTCTCCCTTAGAAAGAGCCATTTGAATGTTAGCCTCGAGCTGAGCTTTCTGCTCTTCATCAGGAGACACTTCAATAAATACACCAAAGTCGTATATATACAGGTCACTGATTTCGTGGAGTATAGATACGTTGTACTTTCCAATCTTGTTGGCAAAGTCATCTTTGAAGTCAGCATATTGTAAGATGTCTGCAACACGGTAGGTAAGGGCTTCAGCAAGCGACCTATAGATGAATAAACCTCCTTCAAGAATGTGGCGTGTAGCCGTATTGGAGTTAAGTGCAGCGAGCTTTTGGACCCCTACCAATGCGTTAGGGTCAGGCGTAGAGCCATCCCTCGCTTCATTCAGACCGGTTACCGATCTGATCATATCAAGGTAGTGATTGTAGTTTGCTATCAGCATCTGTGTCTTAGCAGCTCCTGAGTTGGAGGTAAGTTGCTGAATAGGAACCCGAGCGTTATTAAAGTCACCTTCTTGGGTATAGCTACGTCCAATGACGCTACCCGTTTGGAAGTATAACCTTAAAGCATCCTCCGGGTTGTAAGCCTGTCCTGTTCCAAGGTCAACCTCATTGAGACCATCGGCATCAATGAATACACCATCGGGGACAGTACGAGCAATAACTTGTTGCAGCTTAAGGTGAGTAAGCTGAATCAGGTCAGCGAATGGTATCATTCTGCGGACGAGTGATTCAATCACACCCTTATACATACGAGGTGCTACTGCTACATAATTAGGTAGTGCGTGTTGAGAAGTTGATTTAGGACGAACCATATTTTCAGCCATCTGCCACTTGAGCAAGATGTTGGTTCCCATCACCATCACACCCTCATACCACACATCAATAGTCTTTTCAATTTTTTCAAACTTTCCTTCCTCCATCATTTCAACAGGAGGATTAAACTGATCATCCTTCTCAATTACACGAGAGCCACCTGTCTCAAGAATCTTTTTCTTGTAGACCATTTTCTTTGTGGTCTTGTAATTGAAGTAAAGGATAGTTGCAGTATCACGATAGAACAAACTGTTCTCATAGAAACGTGCTACGTTGTAGTAGTCATACCAACTCTGAGAATACATTGAGATTTCTTGCAACTGCTCACGTGTGAGTGTTGGGTCAATCTTTACAAGCTCAGTAATTGGAAGCGTTTTAATTTCTCCCCAATAAAAACAATCTTGGAAGAATGGGTCTTCGGTATAGCTGTATACTATATTCGCAGGGTCAACGTATGAAACTTGCACTCCTGCACCGGGAAGAAACTCGTGCTTAGCAACACCAATACCAAGAACAGCCAAGTCATAATCTATGCGCTTGCGTGTATCTTGATAGTGGTTTTCGTCAAATATTGTATTGATAGCTTCTTCTTCAGCAATCTCAATTGCAGGTTTGTAATTGAGTTGCATATAAAGTGAAAGCTCTTCGTCAGTTTCGGGGAGCTCATCAGGGTCCATTGTAAATGGGTCGACACCTGTTGACTCTTGTATTTGCATTAGCACATCTTTGGCAGCCATCTGCCCCTCAATCATATCTTGATACTTGCTGCGCTTTGCTTGAGACATTGCGTCTTGTGCGTATGCCTTTACTTTGAAAAGTCTGTCAGACATTCCGTTCACAACAATGTCTACAAACTTTGGAAGAATAGGTACGGGGGTCCAATCTAAATTCAAATAAGACAAGTCACCATCTATAGCAAGTTCATTCTTATACTTCTGAACAGACTGCTCTCCACGAGCGTATAATCTTAATCTATGAAAATCACGCCATTGACTGTAATACCTGCATTGATTGCCATCTTTGCGGAACCACTCGTATTGGATGGCTTGACCTACCTGTAGACCAAACGCATCAGAAGCTTTCTCTGCGTCAGAAACAAACTGACCCGGAAAGCCTGTTGCGGATATATTAACTTTTACATCTTTCATTTAATAAGTTCACTTAGTGTTCCACTATTAGTGTACCTTGCGAAATTAATACTAATTTTCGACTCTTTTTTGTCAGGTAAATATACATTTTTTTGGTTTGCCATTATCGCTAAACCTGAACTAATTGTTGCGTCAAACTTAGTTCTGTCACTTATATCAAATCTCGCCCAATCTTCAAGCGTTCTTGTGAATGGCATTGTCCCTATCTCATCAGCCGGTCTATAGGTACTCGTTAGGTCAAAACCTATAAACTTCTCAATATATGTCTCAATAGCTGAAGCGTGTGCCTGCTTAACCTCTTCGGATGAGTTTGGTATACCACCAAGCTCTCTTTCGGTTTTGCTCAGCTTGTTGAGTGTACGATCAGGGCGGTTCATACAGAAGTGTCTATACCCCCTGTTCTTGAAATGGTATAGAAGTCTTGGCTTATTGTTCTCCGCAAGCATAGGCATACCATAAAACACGCAAGCCATTAGCACCTCCTCAAAGAATATCTCAGCCGTCTGAGGACGAGCTATGTATTCCAAGAAGAACTGATTGGTAGGAGCATCGTCCAAATGATACTTGGTCATACCGTGCAAGGAACCGTTTGACCCCCTCCCACCAACTACCGCTGAGATGTCATACGGGTCACAGCCAAAGGATCCGAGGTGTTCATTGCCGGGGTACTTGGCTCCGCTCCTATTGATGACATTATTCTGCATATTAGTAGGTGGAACCCAACTGATTAAGAACCTTCCCCTTGGGTCAGGACTCCATATCACTCGGCTATCTTTCTCGCCATCCTTCCAATGGAATGTTCCACGTGAAACATTATGCGCCTGAATCTGTGAATCATTGTAGTCAATCTGATGATATATCTTGGTCAGGTTAAATAGCGCCTGCTTACTCTCATCCCTGAAGGCGTGACTTTCGGTACGAGGGAATTGCCGGTAGAACTCATTGAGCGCATCAGCATCGTTTTTAAGCGACTCAACCTCAGCCTCCCAATAGTCAATGGCTCCGTTACGAATAGTCCCTCCATCTACTCCTCTTATAGGATCAGTAGGCTTACGTAGCACAGGCATCCCATAGATGTCGATGAACCCTTCCATATTCCATTCCATAGGAATAAACAAAGAATAGAGTCCGCTTTTGGTTTGCCCGTTAGCGTTTCGACTATCCAATGCCGAATCTTCGTACAATTTCTTATAGTTATCGCCACCCTTGCTTAGTGCATTGGAGGTGGACCCCATCATACACTTGCCAATAATCTTGCTACCCACCCTAAGACAGGTTTTGGTTACCCTCCAATTGTTCAGGATATTATTCGGCTTTACCCACTTTGCGCTCTCATCGTGCGCAAGAAACAGCAGCTTTTCACCGTCATAAGAGTTCTCCTCAGTGTTCTTCCAATCTATCGTGGTGTCAAGACCATCTACAGTCTGAGCATCAGACTGCGACATATTCTTCTTTGTAATCTTAGAAGCCGGTACACGGTAGGCAAGCTCAGTCTTTGGCTTGTCCATCCCATCCATTACCGGACGGAAGAAGAATGGCAGCCTGCTGTTAATGGGTACAACCTTATCGGTAAACATCTTCTTGGCATCAGCACCCGTCTTAGACAGGATACCAACCCTTGAATCCCTTGCAAGCGTGGCTATGTTTACGCACTCTGAGGATGCCATAAATGAGAATCCTGAACGCCTGATCTTGAGGTATATCATCCCAAAGCACCGGTGGTCAGCCTTACAAGCCTCCCAAAATATAAAGAAGATACGGTTGGCTTCCCTGAAGTCAGGATAGCCTACGTCAATACTTGACCATTGTAAGTACATATAGTGAGCCCCCGTGATGTAGGTAGGTGTGCCGTTATTCATAAACCACATACCCCCTTCCCGGTAATCAAACTCCTGTTCAATGTAATCTACCCACCGGTTCTTAAACTCGGTAGGCATATCGTTCCATTGGAATATAGACTGAATCTTGGCGAGCTCCTTGGGTAAATCTCTGCGCTCCCAATACTGCTCAGCCTTAGAGTTGTGTCTTTGAAGACACTCTTTAGGCGTTGCCGGTAGGGCAATAACTAACCCTGCGATATTGATAATCTCCCCAATCTGTCCCGTCTTGGAGATGACCACCATATCGTACTGCTCATTGTAACCATACTTCCAAGACCGAACTCCGTTCTTTTTGGATATGGCGTTCTGAGGCACATAGTCATTAACGACCCGATATAGACCTTCGTTCTGCAAATCCTTGTTTTGTATCTACTCTATTTGTTCCACTCTCAAGCATCTCAAGTGCCTCCCTCTCTGCCTCGATTCGGTTAAGAATCTCAAAGGCATCAAAGATGGCAAGCTTCTTGGTAGCGGCTGCGTTCTTTAGCCTGTCTGCCGCAAGCTCATCATCAGGATCAGGCTTGATAATATCTTCCTTAGCCACTTTGATGAGCTGCTCTACGGCTTGATGACCGGCTTCAATAATTTTTAATTTAATGTCCTTCATTACTTCTCTCTTAAAAATGCGACCTGAATTAGACGAGAATTATCGTCTTGCCCAAAGTTCTCAAAAATATTTCTACTATGCGGAACCTTTGACTCAAATACAACCATACGGTTAAACTTTGAGTACATCACGCAAACCTTACGACCATCATCGTCATAGATGGTAGTGCCATCATCGTCAGGATGCGTATGGCTCAAATACAGGATAGCTGTAATGTCGCCCATCATCTCATCCGTATGGATGAAGTTTGGCTCCTCCTGACCTTCAGGAGACTTGCGTACAAAGTTCCAAGCTACTTCATAGGTTGGTCCAACAAAGTCAATTACTGTTTGCGCAAACTCATCATCGTGGTCACGAGGCTGAATATTTTGAAACACATTGACACCATCGTATATGTCTACGAAATCGTTATCGAGTATGTCAGACACGTAGCCAATAGGTTCGTGGATAACATTATCCATTATGATCAGGTTCATAGTACTATGGTTATTTGGTGGTCATACATTCTATATAGCTTCTCTCCGTCTACCTCAAATTCATATTCGCTATCAGGCTTAAAGCAGACCTTGTCTCCCTGACGCACACCCTGTTCTATAAGGTAAGCGTTAGGGTAGACCATCTCACCCATAAGGGGCTCGTTGGTAAACGGCTTTTTGATATAAGACTCAGTAGCCGGTATGGGCTTGACAAAGCAATACCTGTCGTAAGTATGCCACTTACCATCTTGCTTGTACAGAAAGAACTGATCTTCGTCTATCAAGAATACGTCATCACGAAAAAATGATCGACCGCTTTTTTGGCGACCTCTCATATCATTATAGAACTTAAAGACGTTGTGATGCACGAGAAGTGTATCACCTTTTCTGATTGGACCATCGTACTTATAGGGGACCTCCTCAACAATGGCATACCGGTTAGAGAACTTGTGGTCCTCCTCCGATGTGTTGACGATAAGGTCAATACCACCTACTTGCTTGGTATTAGAATACCTTGTCCCTGCCTGTGGCTTTACAATGAAGTTAAATGGGGATTGCATTAGTAGTGAATATTGTACTCAATGGATACAGGAATAGTGTGGCTAAACTCTTTCCACAACATCACCTCACTCTTATCGTTGATGATATATATTTTTATTGAACCTGTTTGAGGCTCAAACTTTATGAGGTGTATCTTATGCGTATTATCAAGTATGTCTTGTCCTACAAGGTAGTGCATAGCTCCATTCTTGTAGTCGGGACCTATTGATATTTTCCTTATATCCATATTTAATTAAATTTAATTTCATTAGAAGAACTATTAGTACACTACTCCCAACTGCCCCGTGCCGGTAATACGGTACACTCGCCCTACAACCAAGCCACCTGCAATAGCAGCAGCATTGTTTGGATATACAGGCACATTAGGAAGAGGAAGGCGCAAGATGTCGCCTACTGTAAAGTTCTTTGTTTTGTTTTGATCTTCAGCGTCAGTGCCAATGAGCTTATCATTGTACGTTACGTTGTTGTCTGTTGCGTAGGAATTAATGTTTGGCATATTACAAATTTGAAATGAATGTGTTAAATGTTGATTCGTCTTAGGCAATAATTTATCATTTGATTTAATTTTAGCAAGCTAATATATCACCACCTACTACATATTGTGTTATTCCAATATCAGTGTTATTGCTTACAACAGTGCTAAATTTATTGCCATTACCGCAATAGGCTGCGCTGTTAAAAGGACAATTGCCTCCCATCTGTGCATTATAGTAGTAAGTTGTTGAATTTGGGTCTCCAATACTAACATAGACTGTATCTCCACTATTCACCGCAATAACATCAATTACACCGCAGTTATAACTAAAACTTGCTGCAATTGGATTCCAAGTGCTATTGTCTGTTGAGTAATAAAGTACTCCAAAACTATTTGATAAGTCACCCATCACGCCATAAAAAGTAACATAAACAGTAAAAGTACAAGTATCAATAGCCACTACATCAAAATCATATTCAGGAGCTGCCTGAGTTACAAGTATCCATTTGTTCAAGTAGTTAGAAAACAAATATGGATAGGTTGAACATATTGGAGGAGCAGCCCCACCTGTAGAAGAGCCATATAATTTTGATCCGGCTACGATAGGATTATCAGACGACCACAAACTCCAAGAAACAGTACCCCAATAAGTACAAGCATCTTGAGAATTTGCCCAACCTGCATAACTAAAGCACGCCTTGTTGTGAGAAAGGAATCCATTAGCATAATACTGATGAGTTCCTTCTACAGTAATATCAATAACTTCTCCGACAATTGGCTCACCTATAGAGGTTATCTCTTCAATACCTTCATCGGTATTAACAAGAGACCCAATGGTCAATTCTGAAGCCAATACGATATTACCTTCTCCATCAATAAACTGATGGGTATCAGAAACAAGTGCAATACGATTAGCTGTTGCGACAAAGAACTTAGGCTGCTGTTTGTACTCAATATATGATACAATGCCATATCCCAAGTCTGACTCAACTTCATCTCCAATCTTTAGGTCGCCTGCTCTTATATATCCATTCTTTCCTTGTAATCTTACTTCAGGATCAATACAACCTGAGCAACACCCTTGATACCAAAATGTCCATTCGTACGGAGCACTTATGCCTGACTGCAAATCAGACTTAACCACAAGCTGATTGCTTGCCTTATTTGCATAAGGCGCATACCCTGTGTTTATATTCACATAGGTATTCGCATCAGCTTTTGTTATCTGTTCATTGCTCTCAGCAGGGATTGATGCTTTTTGTTGAAACACCCCCGTGTTGATAGCATTTTGCAGATTAGCAAACGATATAGTCTGATTGTTAGCTAATGTACTCCAAGGCATATATTACACTTCAGGATTTGGTGCTGTTGGTGGTGTAGGAGGAATAGGGGGGAGTGGTGGTGTAGGAGGAACGTACTCACCTGTAATGGTAAGATTCAATTGCTCAGCAACCCAATCATAGGCGTAGTCATTTGTGTCCCAAGCCTGATAAGCGTCACCATCCATTATTAAATAATTCGTAACTAAAGTTTGAGTATAAGAATATTCCATACCGGGCATAGTAACTTCTCTCAACAACTGATACTGAAAAGTAGCAGAACTTTGCAAGTTGTCATTTTGTGCAATAGCACTAAGTATGGTAGCTTGGACCTCTTGTCCGCTAAACCAAACCGTTACAGGACTAATTGTTTTCATTTGTTTTGTTTTTTAATTGTTGTTCTAAATATAAAATTTTTGCTTTGATTTCTTCTATTGAATCCTCAAGATATGCAATTTTCATTGTATGCACTTGAGTGTACGAAAGGTTTAAATATCCATTCAATTCTTTTGCTATTGCTGTAGGTAGAATCTCTTCAAAATCTTGGGCATAGTAACCAACTTCAGTTACGCCATTCTTTTTGTAAAGCTTAGGCTTAATAAGCTCAATCCCTGAAACACTATAGTCGTCTTCAACAAGTTCCTTTAATCTTTTATCTGATGTTTCAAAGAAAGCTGCTGCGTACATATTATTGTATGCTCTCGTATGGTTGTCTCCTTCAGCAATAGAAAAAACTTTTGAACCTGCATAAGGTGCATTGTTATAAAACCTTGTTCCTCCATAAGAAGAAGAGGCTCCTATTTTTAATCCGGTATGCCATCCAATAATAAGTTTTGTATAGTTGCCATTAATGTTTTCAAGCTTGGTATATATTCTATATGCTCCTTCGTTAGCTTCGTTTCCACCAAATGTTAAACCTGAAAGAAACTCTGTTAAATATGGAGTTGCGGTTTCAGGCCCAAGATTTACCCTTTCTCTCCAATTAAATGTTCCATTTGCATACCATACACCATCTTGATTCCAACTACCACCATTTGAAGCTCTTCTATAAAAGTTCATATTCTCAGAAGAAGTGTGCATCATGTACCACCAAGTTTGGTTTGATGGTTGCCATCCTACAGTACAAGCAGTTCCTTTTAAGTTTATACCTCCACCCCAATCAGAAGAACTATTATCGTACCAATTCTGCTGAGTTTGTAATCTCTGAATGTTAGATAAACTATTCAAGTCAGCATAGAAAGAAGTGTTCTTTGAATCGTAGAATATTGGAGCACGAACATCACTTTCTGATTCTATAAATCCATCGCATTTAGTTTCACTCCATCCTTTAAACCACTTGCCTAAACTACTCACACTATTTGTTGTTGTAGGAGTATAGGTTACGTTTCCACTAAATGTAACATAGTTACCACCTGCAGCGTTATCAAAATTTAATGTCCATCCACCCTCAACATCAAGCCATCTATATGCTTGACCTCCACGAAGCCATACAATAAGTTGGCTTGTTTGGTTCTGCTGAGTAAATTCAGCAAGCATAGGAATGGTATAAGCATTTTGTTCCAACTGAACATACGATGCTCCATATCCCCAACCATCAGCTTTTGCTCTAATTCTACAATGGAATGTTCCGAATCCTGTTGAAGAATACCCCGGCTCATCATAACCACCTCTTTCAATTTGAAGAACAGATATACCTTGTTCACTTGTAGCACTTGAACCTATTTGAAAAGCAACAGGATAAAAAGTACTTGTATTGCCTCCAACTACAAAAGTCCCTCTTTGTCTTCCAACAACAGTACCTGCAGAAGAAGCAGAAGAAGCAGAAGAAGCAGAGCCTGTAATACTAATACCCCAAGTGCCACTTGCTCCCCCACCTGTTAAGGTTGGAGAATAGCTGTTGTAGTTTGAAGAATGCAATAATGTTGCTCTCCAAGATATAATGTTGCCATATCCCCCACCTATTTGAGCATTAGCAGTAATATAATCTGTAGCAATAAACCCTTGCGTATCAGAATCTCCTGACCAAGCAATCATTGTACCATACAAATTCATTCCTGATAAGGCAGAAGGGACATTGTTCCATCTTGCTGCAGACAAAGCAGCACCGTTAGCACTTGTTCCAAAAACAGTAGACCTGAAGTTAGTTGTAGTTAATCCATCAATAAATGCAGTTGGGGTTAATCTATTAGTCATCAAGCCTGTAATATTCGTAATGCTTGATACTGTAGCAGAATTGCCCGTAATATTAATCCCCCATGTGCCACTCGCTCCACCACCGGTTAAAGTAGGAGCGTATGAGTTGTAGTTACCTGCGTGTAACACCTGATTGCCGTCTTGTTGTAAAGCAACTTGAGAGTTAACTGCAGAACTACTAAACCTAATCCATGTATTATTATAGTCTATTCCTATAAAAGAATAAGACAAAGAGCTACCACCACCACCATAGCCTCCAAAAGCAGCTAAAGTAGTATTAGCTGAATCTGTTATAACATGAGTGTTTCTTGCCCATCCACCCCATGATGTAGATGTTCTAAATGTAAAACCTTGACCTGCTTGATCTATATAAATAGTAGAACCTGTACTATTTCCCCTTCCTGTAACCGTTGACAATGTTTCAGATGCGGCAGTTCCTGTTACATTTATTGACCATGTCCCCGAAGCGCCTCCTCCTGTTAAAGTTGGAGAATAGGAGTTGTAGTTATTGGTTGTCAATATTGTAACCCAAGAATACGGATTAGCCCCATCCCATCCTCTAAAGAGTAAATCATTACTTCCAAACCCATTTGCTAATTGAAAACCATATTGGTTAACAGAGTTTCCGTGTCTAAGCGATATATAACTATGCCATCCACCCCCCGGGGCTCCGGTACCTCCGGGCTGATCATAATATTGAAGTTTACCGGGAGGTCTATCTGTGTTTAAATTAGATACAGATGTAGCATTTAATTCATTAGCAGATGCAGAACTTCCTGTTATATTAATTGACCATGTTCCTGAAGCACCACCACCTGTCAGTGTTGGAGAATAGTTATTGTAGTTAGATGAAGAAAGCATTGTTAGCCAAGTTCCCCAACTACCATTATATCCTTGCCTAAAATAAAGCACTCCACTACCCGAAGACCCATAGGTCCCTTGAATCTGCCACATTGTATCACCACCACCAAGATGTAATAAAGGGGCATACGCTACTGCAGCACCTAATCCATTTTCGTTTCTGTATACAGCAGTATTTGGGTTATTTACATTTACTGTACCATTACCTAATCCTGTAAGAAGAAGTGTGCCTGTCGATCCTGAAGAACCTGTTACGTTGATACCCCAAGTTCCACTTGCACCACCACCGGTCAAAGTTGGTGCGTATGAATTATAGTTTCCTGATCCAATAATAGTACCTACTCCTGCCCCAAGAACAGGAGTCCCTGCGTTCATATTAAACTTCAACTCATTGGATGAATCGTGATATATTCCTACGTGAGAAAATCCATTTCTATGTAATGCTATACCTGCAGTCCCGGAAGTCGCACGAACCTCTAATTGTAGACCCGTGTAGTAATTTGCAGGAGCAGCTATATTTCTGTCTACTGTAAGGTTTGGCGTAGTACTCGACCCTCCTGTCATATACACAGGTCCCGTTACTGTTCCACCTGACAACGCAAGATATGGTCCACCTGTAACAAATCCTTGAGAGTTTACCCAAGATTGTGTGGCAACTGCTGCGCTATTTATAGTAAGAGCAGTAAAGTTTGTTTGAGATGTAGTAGCTGAATTACCTGAAGTATTATCAGATACTCTTGCACTATCTACACGAACCCCATAAGTTTGAGACCCATTCCAACCCATCAATGTTGGATAAGTTCCTGTCCAAGCATTTTGAGCATTTGTATTACTGATTGAAACTCCGCTTGGAGAAGTACTTGCAGAAGCGTCAAATATAACGTGGTTGCCTCCATAATTTTTCCAACCCAACATTCCAATGACATAATTCAAAACAGTACCATCATTCCAATTTGTCACTCCTCTTATGGGAACAGCATAAGACCCAAAGTTGCTACTGTCTAAGATAGTTCTCCAAGTTGACCCTGCGTAAGTACTTCCAACTGATTTCCTCCAATAAAAGTCTCCATTATATGTAGCCCAAAACTGAACAGAAATATCACTGTTCCATATTCCAAATAGGGTTCCATATAAATCCCCTGCAGGTCCATTAGTATATCCTGCTCCTATGTTGTATATTCCCGAAGTAGATGCAAGTCCAAGAGTGTTTAAGTCTGCTTGAAATCTTGAAGTTACTCCATTGAAGTTAAGTCCATTAAACTGAGTGGCACTTCCTGTAATGTTTATTCCCCACGTACCACTTGCTCCACCGCCTGTTAATGTTGGAGAGTATAAATTGTAGTTGCTTGTAGTTATGATACCTGTTACAGCACCGGTACTCCCATTTATAGAAAGTACCCCTGTATTTGTAACAGTAACCGCACCGGTAGTTGAGTTAACAGATATGCCTGTCCCGGCATTAACTGAAGTGACAGGAGCTGTATCATAGTCAGTCCAAGATGCTGTAAGCGTACTTCCATCTTGCTGAGTAAGAGTAAGAGTTTTGGTAGTTGTCCCTGTTACTGAAGCTGCAGTTAAACTTCTACTGTAAGCAATATTCCAAACACCTTGTGTCGAATTTGACGGAAGTGAATAACCTGCAGCAAAAGTAAGTGCTAACGTACCGCTTGAAGTAATTGGTCTACCTGATATTGCAAAACCGGTAGGAACAGTCATATCAACAGATGTAACTGTACCTACGCTCCACGATCTATTAGCTGATAAGTCTTGAGCAGTACCATTAATGGTAATTGTTCTAATTGCAGGCACGGCATCAGTGATGCCATACCCACTAAGAGTGGTCGGTGTACTTGAAATCTTTGACCAAGACAGCCCGGTTATCCACGCAGGATTATTATACGAACCGGTTGTGACAACTACGTTAATGTCGTCTATACCACTGTCTGCCAATATGTTGTTTACTATCGTTGCTAAATTCGACATATCTTATACCATTGTTAGTGACCGCCAAGTTCCGTTAGCGTAAATATACAAACCAATTACCGCATCTGTTTGGAAAACTACTAAGCCTTCAGCAGGAGTAGAGATAGCTGTACGCTGTGCTGATGTCATCCGTGGAGGCAAGAAGCCCTTAGTCGTACTATCCAATTGGAACAACGCTGAAGCATTAATGCTTGTTGTTCCCATTGCCAAAGCCGACCCGTTGTCATAAAGCAAGCTATTGCCTATCGCACTTGTACCTGTAAACTTTGACAAGTATCCTGCTGTTCCGGTTCCGGTTACAGGGTTTGTAAGTACTGACTGATAAACAGGAATATTAAGAGTAGCTCCCACCAAGGTAGCAGCACCTGAAGTACCTGAAGTAGTCAATGTAAGTGCGTTCTGCTTATTATTGAAAGTAGTCCAATCGGTAGAACTCAAGTATCCGCTTGCGGAACCGCTTGCCTGAGTAATACCCACTGTACCTGATCCTGTAATTGTGCCACCCGTAAGAGGACCCGTAAATGTTATTGAAGTAACAGTACCTACTGACCAAGTCCTGTTTACAGACAAGTCATAGCTTGTGCCGTTAATAGTCAGCGTTCTTGAGTCGGGTACACCGCCAAGCCCCGATAAAGTATAGCTTGGTATATTAAGTGTAGCACCAACTAAAGTCGCTGAGCCATTATTACCTGTAGTAGTAAGGGTAATGGCATTTTGCTTATTATTAAATGTATTCCAATCGGTTGAACTAAGGTATCCATTTGTAGAAATTGTAGCTTGAGTAATTCCAATTGTGCCGCTACCTGTAATGGTTCCACCTGTGATAGGACCTGATGTCGCAATGCTTGTTACAGTACCTACAGACCACGTGCGATTCGCACTTAGATCATAAGCCGTACCGTTTATAGTAAGCAAACGAGTGTCAGGGACACCGCCAAGTCCTGCAATACTATACTGAGGAATATTAAGAACTCCTGTAAGATTGCTATAAGTAGCTGCTCCACTATTTCCTGTTGTTGTCAAACTAATAGCAGCACGAGCTCTTGAATCCAAGTAGTACAAGTTTGTACCCTCAGAAATATTTGTGGTTGTTAAAGTAACAGCACCGGTAAATCCGTTTACCGAAGTAACAGAGTCGGTGTTATCCACTTTCTGCCAAGCAGTACCATCAAACACAATCCAATCCCCTACTTGCCATCCTGATACACCATCAATTGTAGTATTACCGGCTACGTTTACAATGTAGAAGTACCCTTCAGTACCAACGCCTGATGTGATGGTTGGACTATTTGTATTAGCGTTCCAAGTACCTTGATACTGAAGACCGCCAACTAATGAGTTGATTTGCCCTTGCAACTTACCGAAAGCGGTAAGGATGCTATCTGTTGCAGCTATTGTAGTTCCTGTAACAGTAAGACCTGTAAGAACCTTACCTATAACAGCAGAGTTACTGAGCGTGACACTTGCTGCGCCCGGACCACTTGCTGTAGCTTCACCTGTAAGTGAAGTAATATAACTACCCTGAGCCTGATATATTGGTATGTTCAGCACATTTGAAGTCAGCGTAGCTGCTCCACTTGTACCGGTTGTTGTAAGAGATGTAATTCTATTATCGTATGCAGTATCCCAATTTGCTTGCTTAGCATTTGTTGGAAGGCTGTACCCTGATGCAAATGTGAGAGCAAGTGTTCCATTGGTAGTAATCGGATTACCTCCAATTGCAAAACCTGTAGGCACACTCATATTAACAGAGGTAACTGTACCAACACTCCAAGTGCGATCAGCACTCAAGTCGTAAGCAGTACCGTTAATAGTAAGTGTTCTGCTCTGAGGAGTATATGCTGTAGTATCTACTACAAGTGTACCATTTGAAGATGATGTCCTTAAAATGCCATTGGTAGTATAACCAATAAACTGAATACTTAGATCAGAATTAAACGAAGCAGTATAGTTACCACCATTAACCTCAATCATTACCTTACCACCTACGTTGTAGTTAGCAAGAGTAAGTCTGCTCTCTCCTGTATTATAGTATAACGCTCCACTTCCTGCACCCATTGCGGTCAGATAAACAGATGGCGTTGTTATACTGCTTGTAAATGTTTTTGCTCCTCCAATGGTCTGAGCTCCTGTAGACAAAAATCCACGAGCAGAGCCTGACGCATCAGGGATATTGAATGTATGTACAGTTCCTGCACTTACAATATTGAAGTCTGTACCGGTTGTGCCGGTAGCAAAAGTTTGGTTTGAAGAAAGCGCAAGACCATTCAGTGTTCTTGTAAGGGGTACGTATCGTCCATCAAGGTCGATGCTTGCAAGACCGGTAACGTGACCAAATGTATCAAGCGTTACGTCTTGAATAACTATACCTCCGCTATTGTCAACACTTGCTTGAGAAGACGTATCAGCGTGGCTTATTGTACCCGATACAGTAATTGTGCCACCATCAAGACCTGCTCCTGCAGTTATTGAAGTGACAGTACCAACTGACCAAGTGCGGTTTGCACTCAGGTCATACGTAGTACCATTAATGGTAAGAGTTGTAGCCTGATTAGCCGGAGTATATCCAAGAAGTGTAGCAATAGTAGCACTCTTCCAAAGATTTGTAGTTGTATCACGGTAAAGCACTCCGTTGTTTATGTATGGAGTTGGAGCTACATCGTGGAGCTCCTCGAGCTCATAACCATTATCAATCTTAACATATATCTTACCATTATTAGCGTGAGCATACTCTACGTACCCAACAATTACAGTATGCTGAGGTGCTGTTGGTTTAATATTAGTAATAGCACCTGCAGTAGTTGGACTTAAATAAAGTACATCACCATCACTCCAAGTTTCACCTTGAAGATTACCCGTTGTATTTACATTGATAATCTGACCAATGTTTACAATAAACCCTTCCTGATTGGTTGATATGTCTTCACATACTAATCCAAGTGTAGATGCACTATTAGGGTCATTGTTAGCCTGAGCTAATGCAACAGCAAGTCTTTGCCCCTGCGCACCTGCAACCCTTACAGCTTGATAAGCTGTTCTTGATAGATTACCTCCTGTGCTATTACGGACTCTTGCCACAATAGTCTCTCCAATTGGAAGATTGTAGGTGTTGCCCTTAAGAGAAAGACGAATAGTTCCTTCGGTATTATCCCACCACATAACTCCTTCAGCAGAAGGAATATTACTGCTCGATGGATTGAATCTAACAAAGTCAGTAATCAATCCATACGTTCCGAGGTTAACATCTTGCGTTGCGCCTGTGTACGGAACATATCCCGTAAGTACAGAACCGTAGTCAGGAATGTTCAATACCCCCGTTAAGGTGGTATATGTTGCAGGTCCTGATGTTCCTATAGTAGTAAGACTGATAGCTGCACGAGCTCTCGAATCTAAGTAGTATAAATTAGTGCCCTCAGTAACAAGGGTCGTTGAATAATCACCTGACTGAGCTATAACAGCCCCTGTTCTTCCGAACACACTTGTCACCGGGGCGGTATCGTAATCACTCCAAGTAGCAGTGATGGTTCCACCATCCTGCTGATTAAGTGTCAATGTCTTTGTTTGTACCCCTGTAACTGCAGCGGATACAATCATATTGTTGTAAGCAGAGTCCCAAGTCAACTGACTTGCATCTGTCGGAATAGAATAACCTGAAGTCAAACTAAATACACCTGTTAGAGTAGTATAAGTTAAACCTGTTGCAGATGAACTTATAGCAGCCCTTGCTCTTGAATCTAAATAATAAAGATTGGTCCCTTCTGTTACAAGAGTTGTACTATAGTCTCCGCTTTGAGCAATAATAGCCCCTGTTCTACCGAATACGGAAGTAACAGGTGCTGTATCAAAGTCGCTCCAAGATGCAGTAATAGTACCGCCATCCTGCTGAGTAAGTGTTAAAGTCTTTGTTTGTACACCGGTTACGGCAGCAGATACAATTGAATCATTATATGCCGTAGTCCAAGTAGCCTGAGTTGCGTTTGTAGGTAACGAATAGCCTGCAGCAAATGTCAAAGCAAGCGTGCCTGTTGTAGTTATGGGATTGCCTCCTATTGCAAAACCTGCAGGCACACTCATATCTACTGAAGTTACTGTACCTACTGACCAAGTACGGTTAGCGGACAAATCGTAGGAGGTTCCGTTGATAGTTAATTCGCGTGTTATAGGAACGCCATCAATATCATCGAGCACCTCACTACCTGTCCTGTACTCAATAACCCCATTATTTGAAACGATGAATTTATCTGTGTCGACTGTTGCATTACCAATTGCATCTACAAATAAATCTCCATAAACCTGAAGCTTTATGCCATTACTTACAGTACTTAACCCTATTACAGTTGATCCATCAGAGAATATTCTTGATACTTGTACACCTGATATATATTGAGCTACCTCACCATCACTATAGTCGTGAACAGTAGACCTTGGAGACCCAAAGTTGTTCATCTGTATGGTGTAGCCATAAGGAGTAAGCCCCGTATTTATGAAAGCTACAGTAGCTCCTGAGTTTGAATTGTAGTTTACAGATAGTACATCTCCTTGGTACGAGATAGGACTGTCAATAAGAGTGGTAAGCCCACTCCACATTGGTATATTATACGCTGTACCTGTGCCTGTAACAGGGTTAGTAAGCGCATCTTGCTTGTCATTAAAGGTATTCCAATCGGTACTCGACAAATAGCCATCTGTTGAGACCCCTGATTGTGTAATACCAATGACATCATTTGAATAAGTTATAGGAGCAGTTGCGCTAAGGTCTGCAAGCTTGGTATTAAACTCGTTCCAATCAGCAGCACTTAGGTAACCATCAGAAGTTGGACCTGATTGTGTGATACCGATCGTACCTGAAGTGGTAATTGTGCCTCCTGTAAGTGGTCCTGTGGTAGCAATGCTTGTAATTGTACCTACATTCCACGCTCTATTCGCAGAAAGGTCATAGGCAATTCCATTAATCGTCAGTGTTGTGCTATCCTCTACCGCATCTGTAATACCATACCCTGATAAAGTAGTAGGAGTATTGATAATCTTAGACCAATCAAGTGATTCAATCCACGAAGGATTAGAATAAATCTGATCTGTACGCACATCACCTACTGTCCAAGACCTATCTGCACTCAAATCATACCCAACACCGTTAATTGTAAGAGTTCTTGTAGCCGGAGGCGCACCAACATCGCTATAAGTAAGCACAACCGCACCTGTATAGCCATTAACACTTACAACTGCGTCAGTATTGTCAACCTTACTCCACTCAGCACCATCAAATATTGCCCAATCACCAAGGTTCCACGAGGTGATTCCGTTCAAATTGGTATTACCCGGTACATTTACCACATAGTATTCGCCCTTTACACCAACAGAACTCTGCAAAAAGGGTGTGTTAGTAGCTGCGTTCCACGTACCCTTGTACATTACGCCACCAACTAACGCATTTATTTGGTTTTGAACCTTACCAAAGGCAGTAACGATACTATCAGTTGACACTACAGTACCACCTGTGATGTTCAAACCGTTCAAAACCTTAGCAATAACAGCGTCATTGGTAAGTGTAACGGTAGCATTGCCCGGTCCCGAAGCAGTTGCCTCGCCTGAAAGCTGTGTTATGTAGTCTCCCTGTGATTGATACACAGGAATATTGAGCACTTTTGCTGAATAGGTAGCCGGACCACCGGTCCCATCAGTAGTAAATGAGTTTATTGTAGGCAAATCCCAAGACCTATCAGCAGATAGATCATAGGTTACAGTGTTGATAGTGATGGTTCGTGCAAATGGAACGTAAGATGTACCATCTAAAGAGCCATCAGCCTTCACAAATTCTGATGCAAGACCGCCCGGAACAATAAATGCAGCAGCCTCAATGCTATGTGTACCTAAGTTTACATTACCCGTAGCGCCAACATAAGGCACATAGAACTGCCCGATGACGTTACCAATCTCACTTAAGGTAAAATTCTTGGTATTATTAAAATTCTCTACGTCTGTACCGATCAATAAATCGTTCAGCGTAGGAGTAGATATTATCGGGTATGTACTTATCCGTGCCATTAATTAAGATTTTTCTTCACTGCACTACCGAAATAATAACCAAAGATGGAAAGTACAACACCCTCTGCTATCCCTATCAGATGTATGAATAGCTCTTTATTTTCTTTTGGCACTTCAAGATAGACAATGACGTATACAATGAAAACAAAAACGCCTAACCCAATAAGCCCCGTCAGGTTAAACATAAAGTCAAACTTACCGGTCTTTGCTACCTCTACCTCACGTAGACGTGCTGACTCACGGTCCTTCACCTCCAATTCATACAACTCCTTCATTTGACTGTGAGCCATATCTTTGTCCGCAGGACTCAGCTCAGGAGATTTGTCTATTAGATTCTTTACAACCCCAAGAACACCTGAGTCAGGAAGTAAGTCACCAACCTTATCCAAAATATTGGGGGCTTTGGTCTTGAGAAACTGACCAACCTTGGTGTCCTTAAACTTCTTTTTTTCAGGCATCTCATTAAATTAATACATAGTTATTCTCATCAACTTTCTTTTTCTCATATAGATCAAGAAGTTGTCTTACCGAATTGCCCATTGGCTTCTCGAAGTGTGGAGCATCATAAAATTTCCAATCGCCACCCCACGTCCAACCATATTGCTTGAAAATGGTTACCACTTCCTGCCAATCAGATTTGCCATCACCATCAAAGTCGGCTTTTACGTCCCAAGATGCAGACTCAAATTTACCATCTCCATCTTTGTCAACAATAAGTACGATGTCAATAGCCAACCCATAGTTGTGCATTGATAGACCCGCTTTTGCTTTAGTCACAACAGGACCGGGAGCCGTTCTTCCTTTTGCAAAAAGAGCATCTTGCTCTTTGAATGTTCTTAACGTATAAGAAAAGCGACACATTGCCTTGCCGGTTAATGCTTCGCATATCTCAGTATAAATCTGATCAGCCTCCTCACGCAACTTTGGGTGGAGTAGCTTAATTCTTTCTAAAGTAACTGCGTCTTTTCTCATAACATTTTTAATAATTCAATAATAAACTTAAGCGCTCCGAGACCGAGTAAAGTAACAAGAGCATAGAAATATGTCTTATACTTTTTGATGTCAGCCTTGAGTGCGTAAAACTCTTTCTTTACTTGTCTAAAGTCGCCAATTAGTCCGCTCGCATCTTTGTCAATTGGATTGCCGGTAAGAAGCGTGTGCATATCTTTTACCAATTGCTTTACCTCAGCCACGTCATTCTTGAGCGTGTCTAATTCTGCCGCCATAATATCTAATCTATGGTTTTCTTGGATATTCATTTAACTTGTATTGTGATTGCGATTACCATAATGCAATAATATTATTTGCGTTTGTGGTTGAGGCAAACACACGAATTACCTGTACAGGCAAGAAGGTTCCGTTTGGTACGTTTGTGAAAGTGATGTCATCACCTCCGGCAGTAAGTACACGAAGTGTGCCACCTGTGCCAACATACAATACGCATCCCTCAACCTCACCGTTACCGGGATTTGGAATGTCTACTGTGTCACTCTTAGTAACCACAGAAGCACGAGCAGGTTGGAGTTTTTGATATGCCATTTTAATTTGTTTTTTGTTGTTGTTCGTTGTTATTGTTCTGATAAGGGAATACACGATTAAGTGTATCACGTCTTTTTGCGCAGCCACAGTCTTTACCTGTAGCCTTTGCAACAGTCTCTACTACCTTCTTAATGCCGGTAGCAGTTGTGATCTTCTCGATAGTGTCCCCAAGTCCTTTACTTTTTTCCATATTCTAAAATTTGCCCCAACCCGATTTCTCCATACACTTCAACCGATACTCTTCAATCAGCCTGAGAAGTTCAATTATCTTTTTCATTTCTTTTTCTTACCGGCTACTGCCATCTGCTGAAACTTCTTTTTGCCGTATTTATTACGACCTATAGAAGCAACAATGGCATCAGCCCTTTTGGGACTGATGCCTTGCTTCTTCTGAATCTTATTTGACAGCGTACTAAACTTGCTCATCTTCCTCGGACGGTTTTTCAGGCTCTATGCCTTCAACCCATCCTGCGAGGAATTTGAAGTCTTCGATGCCTTCAGTTGAAAAAGTAAATTGATAAAAGTCAAACGCTTCATCGAGTAGCTTCTTCATATCCTTCGCCATTGCCTTGATGCCATCCTTAGTGAATTTGTATTCACCTTTGTCATTCAATTCCAATACACCATTTGATGTAGTGAAAGCGTGGTCAAGACGAATGTCCTCTCTCTTTTCGTTGTAACTCTCAAAAAGAGGTTTGATTTTCTCAGCGATCTTTTTAAGCTTCGCTTCTGCTTTGCTACCTTTTTCAGCAGGAGTCATATTTAGTGCACGCACTAAGTCTAATAACTCCGCATTTGATTTGCTAACTTTTGTTGCCATTTGATTTGATTTTAATTTGAACAAATATACTAAACTTTAGAAACTCTTTTACCCATTCCAACCCTGCTCTTCTCAGCTTTTTTTGCAGCAAGTTTGGAAGGTGATATTTCACTCTTTGTTTTCGGTGTCTTTGAAGACACTCGCTTGGTTGGTCGGCAGTATTCATTACCACCTCCTGCACCACAGGCTTTGCCTGTTCGGGTATCCACCCACTTCTCGCTTTGCCATCTTTTCAAGCTCGTACCTGTCTCTGTCCTTCGGACAGTTCCGGATGCCTTCCTGCATTTTGCAATAGCTTGTGAAGCTCTTGCAGATGGAAAGACATCATACGATGCTTTGACTTTTCTATAACAAGCGTCTTTCATTACTTCTTTTCAGACATTCTGATTTTACGGTCTTCAACTCGTGCAGCTCTTCCAAGAATCCTGTCGGCTTTTTTCTCACGACCCTCATCTACAGCTTTGTTGCCTTTAGCCACAAGCTTGTCTTCTCTTTTCTGCAAACGATCAATTACGTTATTCCTAAATGGTATGCTATTGTAATCCATTAGTATTTCCCTTTACGTGATTTAGGAGATGATTGCGTTGAGCCACCGGGACCTGCCCATAAGTTTTTACACGCCCAATACTTTGCGCTTAACTTGTTGTTGGCTTCACTGCAACCGTGTCTTGCTCGAAATGAAGACCGTGCCGCTGCTGAATAGTTATGACCATAACCCTTTGCACCGAAGTGAATAAGCTTCTCTTGCCCATTTGCACAGGCTTTCACCATTCGCTTCTTGCCGGGTCGATCTGAAGCAACGACACGGTTACATTTCATTTTCGATTTAGTTGCCATTACTTCTTTTTCTTTGCAGCTTTCTTAACGAGAGCTTTAGCAACTTTCTTAGCAGCAGCTTTCTTTACCATTCCTTTACCGGAAGATACAGGAGCTTGAAGCATAGAAGAAGCAGGCAAGTTTGGTTTTGCTTTTTTCATCGCTTTTGTTTTTGTGGGGTTAGTAATTATTTTTTGGGCTTTTTTGGTTTTGGCATTGTCGCTGCCTTCACCTTTTGTGTGCAAGGAGTCATCTTCTTTTATTTTATTAGTGATAATATCTTTACCTTTTGTAACGGTAACCTTTCCGTCTGACACATCAACCTTCATTGATTCTGTTTTATCTTTCGATACTTCAGTGATCAACTCTTTGATGATGGTTATCTCAGGCTTATCTTCTTTTTCTTTTGCTCCAACAATGTGTTGCAGTATTCCAATCAGCGCCATTGAACTCGTAGCAACAAGTCCAATTACTGCCGGCAGTACACTACTATCTAAGAACATAGAGCTCCCTACACCAATCAACACAAGAAGTGTGATATAGTTGATGGCGTTTTTACCCAAATGCTTAGAAGCTATTTCTCTTGCCGATTCCATTATCTATCTTTGTTCACAAATATAATAAAATGAAATCAAATTTTGACGATTACTTAAAATATTGGAGGGTCATTCGCCAATACATAAAGGCGAGGTACGAGCTCTCTCAGGCAGACCTTGATATGCTGCTGTTTCTCTACTCGGAAGGATACTTCGGAAAGGATAAGTTTAGGGAGTTCGCCCAACTCGTTTCGTGGGACGTGAACAGGTTTGACCGGCTACTCACTCAGGGATGGATAGAAAACTTCAGAGCCGGCAGGCGTGGGGTGAAAGGGTTATACTGTTTGTCTTACAAAGCCAAGCGGATGATCGGCTCCATCTACAAGAAGCTGTCGGGTCAGGAGATACCGATGAACGATGTCAACAACCCTATGTTTGCCCGGAATGTAAAGTTCACCGACAAGGTGTACCGCAACTTCATCATACAGATGAACGAGGACACCCGTAAGGCTAAGGCTACAGGACAACTACCACATCACGTTCCTGAATGATCGTGAAGGGCTCGTCCCCGATAATCATCGTATAGCTCTGCGCCTTGTCGTAGTAGATCTCATCTCCTTCGGAGATAGAGTGGACCTCAGTGCCGGGGGTTACCACCTTGCCACGCTTGTAGCGTAGCTGATTGGTATCCTCACCCGACAGGACAAGTCCTGACGAGGTCTTTACCTCTTCGTCTACTTGTCTGATTACTATGTTCTTACCTATAGCTTTCATCGTCTCGTTTTATTTCAGTCCAATGTCCACACTTAGGACACTCTAATAAATCACCGTGGTGTAGTTCCACGTGGAACTCTGACCACTCAATCTTGCTTGCCTCCACAAGGGCAAGCCATTTGAAGTTGCATTGGTCGCACTCCATCGGGTATGCTACGTTCTCTTGCCCTACGTTCATATACCCAAAAGATCTATTCGTTCATCCAAACAGGTCAGGTAGGTCTTCATGGCCATAAGCTGAATGCTCAAGAGCGCACGGTTGTTCTTGTCCAACTCATAAAACTTAGAGGACTCAACAAAGGATTTGAGCTTATTAAACTTCTCCTCTAACTGATCGTGCTCGTCTTTCAGACGTGTTTTGAAATCCCCCTCCTCAGCTTTATCGTAGGTTACATCAAAGATGTAAGGCTTGCATGGATAGTATTCACCTTTTACCCCACGAATGATATAATCTCCGGTAGAGGCAGTCATATTACCCTCAAGAGTTGGAACAGATAGTTTAATCTCATCTCCGATTAGGTCAATCTTTACTTTATGACTTGACCATTTATTTATTAGTTCTGCATTGTCAAGGCTACCGTTAAACTGAATAGCTTCGATGATTACGGGTTTCTTTTTGTATCTCATTTGGTTTCGTATGAGCGTGCCATTGTTATGATGGCATTGGTGGATAATATGGTGGTCGCTACGCTGATGGCGTTCTGTAGTGCTGAGCGTGTCACCTTCAGTGGGTCAATCACACCCATCTTGATTAGATCGCCCATCTGCTTGGTCTTTACATTGAGACCCACTCCCTCTTGAATGTCATGGGTATAATGGTCTTCAGCCTTCAGTCCTGCGTTCTCAAGGATCTGCTCAAGGGGCGCTTTAAGTGCTGTCTGCAGTATCTGTGCTGCTATGTCCTGCTCCTCTTGGGTGATCTCACCCAAAAGGTCGAAGACCTCAACTTCGTACAAGGCCTTACCACCACCGGGCAGGATACCCTCCTCAAGTGCGGAACGCACAGCATGCACCGCATCGTCAACCCTGTCGTACAACTCTTTCTGCTCAAGGTCAGTGTTTCCACCTACGTAGATCACTCCAATGCCTCCCGTCAGGGAGGCAATGCGAGACAATATGTGATCCTTGTCAGCCTTCTTCTTAGCCACAGCATGCGCCTCCCAAAGCTGAGCCACACGCTCGTCAACCTTTTCAGGTTGGAGCTTGAGGTCAGATTTGATGATGATCGTGCTGTCTCTACCAACTATCACCTTGGCGGCATGGCCCAAGTCAGCGTAGCTGATTTGACTCAGGTCATCACCCGTTTTCTCGCTGAAGTATGTCGCCCCTACTGACACCGCTAAGTCCTGCATCAGCTCATGCTGCTTGTACCCAAAGCTCGGAGGCTGTATCGCACAAAGCTTAAGGTTGTTCTTCATTACGTTAGCCGCAAGGGTGTTCACCACGTTTACGTGGCAGTTCGATACTATCAACAACTTCTTACCCTCTTGGATAATTGGTTTCAATACCCCCTCGATCTGAAGAATGTTCCCAATCTCAATGTCAGCCACGAGCACCATCACGTCCTCAAACACACACTCGTCCCGACTCTGATCGTTAATGAACAGTGGGCTCATATACCCCCTGTCAATCTTTAGACCCTTGGTGGTCTCGGCATACGTCTCAGCCGTCTGACTCCGCTCCACGGTAACAATCCCACTACGCCCCACGTCCTTATACACCTCGGCAATAATCCTACCTATCTCACGGTCATTGTTCGCAGAGATGGAGGCAATGTCCACAAGCATTGAGCTCGAGACTTTCTTGGCACGCCTGCGCAGCTTGTCCACCACCTTGCCACTTATGTCCACCATATTGCGTAGCACCTCGGTGCGGTTATGGTGTGGTTTAATGTGGCTGATGCCACCCTCCACAAGCGCCTCAGTCAAGACAATGGCTGTAGTCGTACCATCACCGGCAAGTGTTGCCGTACGATCCGCTGCCTCCTTCATCATCTTAACCGCAAGGTTCTCGACAGGGTCAATTAAGTCGACTGCTTTAGCCACGGTCACACCGTCTTTAGTGACGGTGATTCCGTGGGTATGTTGGGGGGATTCTATAAGTACTGTATTACCGGAAGGTCCTAACGTGCTTTTTACCGCACCTGAAATCTTTTTGATACCGGAAACCAATTTAGCCTGCCCTTCTTCTGAAAAGAACAGTTCTTTAGGAGAGTATTCCATTTGATTTGATTTGAATGTTCACAAAAATAATAATCTCGGTTCATTTGACAAAGCTTATAGCAATAAATATTCAGAGAATAAAACTATTGCTATAAGTATGTCACAATCTTCCTCCCCTATTATATATATATATTTACCTCCTTTTATTAAGAAATTTATGATTAGAGTTCATTTTCAAAATCGACATAATTGACAGTATATTAATAATCAATTAGTTAGACGACATAAAAACAACATAGTATTGATAGATAATCAGGTAATATATAAAAACAAAAAGAGGGACCATAGAAATAGCCCCTCTTCAAATCAACGATTGCTTGCCATTAGTCATCGTCTTTCATACGAGACTCTCTTAAAGACTCTACCAAATCAGCTTTCATCTCAGCCTGAAACATTGCCTCACTCATAGTGGCAATCTTCTCAGCACGCTTCAACTCCTTCTTAATTTGTACAGCCTGTTGGATACCGGTAACATCGTTAGGACGGGTGTTAATCAACCTCCCGTTCTTAACTGTAAGATCATTGTATTTCATAACTACGTAGTTTCCTCAAATATAAAAAAAATTTAGATACCCGTAGTGCGGAGGTAATATACCGGTTTTGCGCAGATGGACCCGATCCGAAAACGACTTTGTTTTGAAGGGGTGGGGGTCTGAAATGGTCGGGCTCTTGCGGATTTTTTGCCTTTTTCCCTCCTGCTCCTGCTCCTGCGCCCTGCTCCTGCTCCCTGTCTTGCGTCCGCTCCTCCTCCCCTCCGGTCCTCCGGTTACCGGTCACCGGCTGCCGGTCCTCCTCCGGTTGCGCCCCTCCTCCCCTCCGCCCTGT